AAAGTGAATTGCACCCACATCTTTCGTCTGAGGGACGAATATCCTTATTCTATTTAGACGACCAAAATGTATATTTTATAACTAAACACACTCTAACACACATAAAACCACTTGTCAACCATTATTTTTAATAATCATACAATTCGAACATTATTACGTCTGTATACATAACCTCACCCTCAAGTAGCATATCAACTTTAAAACCCTTTCCTTCAAAATCAGCATAACTATCAATATCCACTCTTAAATTATCCTTTATATATTTTCTTACAATATCTTTAATATCTTCTGTATCGATAACATTTTCTCCATCCATTTGCTTTCTCCTTATTTATAAACACACATTACCATATTTTAAACCACTTGTCAACCATTATTTTAATTTATATACAGATACTTTCCCATTTGTTATATAAAACTAAACCATTTAAATAATTATAACTAAGCCATACACCATTACGGCCCACAGAGGCATATTCACCAAGTGAGCTACTATAAAATTCAATTATATAAAGCTCACCACTTCTATTATATAAATTAGATGCTTGTTTAATCTTAACTCTATCACCTATTTTAAATTTATTTTTCATATACAAATATTCCTCCATTTATTTACTAATTCTAAATGGTTTAAAAATTTATACCTAATCCGGTTATCCTTTGCGCTTTCAATTTCTGCATATCTTTTTTCGGTATACAGCGCGTAAATACCAGTTATGGTAAACTCACCATCCAGATAATATTTGAAGTCTGTATGGACTCTTGCCTTGTCTCCAACTTTAAAATCATAATCCATTTTATCTCCTTAAATACAGATCTTTTTCCATTTGTTAGCATGCTCTAAATCTTTTAAATAGTAAGCGTGTCTATCTCTTTTGCCATCTATTAGCGAAGCATATTTATCGAACCCATTGATCTTTAACTCAGTTATAGTAAATTCGCGTTTACTATATCTACTAACACCAGCCTTAGTTTTAACTCTATCTCCAACTTTAAAATCCATTTTATTTCCTTTAATATGGTTCATATACAAGATCGTTATCATCAAATATAATTTTAGCAGAATGCAAAGACTCAAAATACCCCGTCCAAAAAGAACTATATAAATATGGTTTACCATCATCATCAACAAGTTCCAACATTATCATTCTGTATTCATCGTCCCATGCTACGCCTTTTGGAGTGTCTTCATCTGGTTTTCTATATAGGCTTGAATTTTTTCCATAATATTCATAATGGTTTTTAATTCTTGACAAGGATTCCTTTGCCATATCGATGTTATTCCATTCTATTTCTAAATTCTCAACACAATAATTAGTATTGAAACTATCTCCTGTTCTATAATCAATTACTATTTTATATTTCATATTATTTCTCCTTTTAAATTATTATTTTTTCCCAACCGTTTTTATTACATATGACAAACATCTTTAATTCATCTTTAGATACAAAATATTCACAGTCCATACAGCTCCAAGCTCCAACATTTTTATATACATCATCACGAAATATTTCTGTTTTACATGGAGTACCACCATGTAAATATGGTATTTTCATATTAAACCTTTTTCTTAAAAATACGATTGTGACTTTCCCATAATGCTTCTGCAAGCTTTAAAGTAGGTCTATGAGAAGTATGTACCCCGCACACACATGATATAGTCCACATTTTGTCCTCAAATAATGCTTCTGGTTCCTTGTAGCAAAAGGGGCATTCAGCATATTTAGTCATATTAATCTCCTTTATTTATATTGTTATTTTATTCCAACCATTAACAAGATCAAACCAATTTTGGTCATAACCAAAATTGGTAGGGCATATTTCTATTTCTATTATACCATCGTAGATACTCGAAACTTTTGTGTCAACACCTATGCACTGCTTCATTCCATATAAAAAATAAAGCCTATCCGCATGCCGGTAATCGTCTTTAATATTTTTAAGCCTAACCATGTCACCAACTTTAAATTTATTTTTCATATACAAATATCCTCCCATTTGTTAGCAATCCCTAACCAATCTTTATACCAATTCCATTCTTTATTGTCTACATCTAATTTAAAATAATCACTTGGATTATTAACTCTCCATAGTGCTGTATGCGATACAATTACGGCCTCCATACCAACATATTCCTCCATGCTTTGAGTAATACCTATTTCATCTTGTGTAAATGGTGTAGTTCCGTATCTTACAAGTTTAACTTTTACTTTATCACCTATTTTAAATTTATTTTTCATATTGTTATATCCAAGTTATCAATTAATAGGTTTTCAGCTTTTTCATAAGCATCTTTTATTGCATTTTCTTCAATATACTCATCATTTTCACTTAGTAGGCAATCAATAACACTCCCTGGCAATGGGACTTTTATTTCTTCGCCATTTATTGTTACTATTGCCTCAAGTGAAGTAATTTCAACCTCATCATTGCTGTTGTCATCTTTATAGGCAGTATATCCAACTTCGACACCCATGTCTAATATTATTTGAAACTTACCTTCAAATCCGTTCATTTTTGACTCCTTTTCAGCTTTAAGTATCGTTCTTTCTTTCCTTCGTTTATTTCTTTTATCTTTTAGCAAAAGTTTTTCTTTTAACATTTTTAAAGCAACATCTAATATTCTATTCATTTGGTATCTATTCATTTCGTTTCCTTTTAAAATAAATATAGTTTAAATGTTTTAGTTTGTCAAGCTTTATTTTAAATTATTATCTTCTCCCAATTGGTTATTTTATCAAACCATTCGATGCTATGCCAATATACACTCCCTTCCACTTTAATGTGGTCAGTACGACAAAACTCTCTTATATATGTGCTGTCTCCTATAATTTTGTTCATACCTTTTAAAAAGTTAGTCCATCACTTGAACGGATTCCAACTTCTATATTTCTCAACCTAACCTTATCGCCAACTTTAAATTTCATGTTTTCTCCTTTATTTTTAAAAACATAATAACAGATATAGCAATAATGTCAAGGATTATTTTAATTATTTTTATACCTTTATATAACATGGCTGAAATATATTTTAAAATAAAGCTTGACATTGGTAATCAATAACATTATAGTGTTTTTAAAATAAAGGAGACAGCATGAAACATAAATTTAAAGTTGGCGATAAGGTAATATTTGCAAGCATTGAAGGTTCGCAGAGCCTTCAATGGCTTGGTAAAACAGGCACAATAATTGAAACACCCGATACTAATTATATGGGGTTTTACGTCTTAAAAGAATACCCACAACAGAGATGGGGTGGTCATTGGTTTAAATTATACAACAAATGGGAGGATATTTGTATATGAAATTTAAAGGTGGTGACAGAGTTATATTAATTGGTGATAAAACTATAACTGGATCTGATATATTAATATCGTCAGTATTAGACCCATTTTGGAACGAGTATAAAATAAAGGGAACAGTAATCGAGGAATATTCTGGTTTATATAATTACAAAGTTACGTGGGATAATGAAAAACATTCTCATAGACTATATTTTGCATCTGAATTAAGACTATATAATAGGTGGCAAAAAATAATAATTTAAAATAAAGCTTGACAAACAAAAAATATAAGTATAATGTAGTTTCAACATTAATAAAAAATTAAAAAAGGAGAGCAATATGGGCAACTTATTAACACATGATGTAGGTTACAGACTTTTTGGAAAGGAATCTAATGAAGAAAATTTGGTAGCATTTGAAAAGATTTTACCTAATTTCTTTCTCAATGATGAAACAAATGCAAGAGTTATTGCAAATTTCAAAAAAGAAACCAGAAGCACAAAAGAACAATATGTAGATGATCTATTTAAAATGGATGAGAATAGGCGCACATTTATTGAAGTCCCAAAAACACAGGACACAGACGAAGGATTTAAAAAGTATTACGAAATGATTAATCGTGTAAGCTGTAAGTCCGGTAAATGGAGAGCTGTCATTGAGGAGTTTAGTCTTCAAACCTATAAAGTATATAAAAAAGGTAAAGTTACGGTTAAAAAGCAGGAATGCAAACTTTTTAAATTTCTACTACAGAAAAAGATATTCACAAAAGAAGAAATTGAACAAATAACGACAATCAGACAGAGTTCAAAGAAATTATATATAATTATTTCGCGTAACCCTATTGACTTTTTGTTTTGTGCTACTAATCAAAACTTTGGTAGCTGTTTAAGCCTTTCAAGCGATCATGGCGAAGCGTTTTATATGGGACTTGCTGGAGCGACAGTAGACCCAAATAGGGTAATTATGATGCTCAGTAACGGTAAATATAAAAGGTTCACTGTAAAAGGTGAAGAATTTAAACATTTTAAAATCATATCAAGAAGTTGGGGCGTGGTTGGAACTGCACCTGATGTTGATAAGGACATATTACATATAACAAAGTACTACCCAAATTCACAGGCAGTTATTAAATTTTGCAAACCAATATCCGATATATTTGGTATTGAAATAAACGATAAAAGAGAACCATTTTACGGACTTCATGGTAAATACCCGTTTGAATTTCCAAAATTTAAAAATGACTTTGGTGTTTCATTTATGTATTTGGATAATTTTGGAGTAGTCAAATACAAAAGTGGTAGATATGGGTATGACTTTGCAAACGGAGGGACAGGTTGTAAGATGAAAAGTTGGAGGTGGAGTAGAGGTTTTGAAAGAATGAAAACCATAAACAATCTTGATGGTTCAATTTCATGTGTCGACTGTGGGAATGGCATGCGTGAAGATGATGCTTATTACAATGAAAATGATGATGGAAACGGTGATGCATTCTGTTGGGATTGCTTTAATGCAAAGTATTTTCATTGCAAAAATTGTGACAAATTTGAGACAAAAGAAAACGGTCACGAATATGATAATTCCACATATTGCCTTGATTGCTTTGATAAACTGTTTACAACATGTACGCATTGTGATGATCCACTACGTATAGATGATGGTAAAGATGGTGATGGGAGTCTTTATTGCACTAAGTGCTTTGATGAAATATATACCGCTTGTGTATGGTGCAAAGATGTGCATAGAAGGGACTCAGGTGAATTTACTGAGGTAGATAGTGACTTGTATTGTAAAACGTGTCACTTTGCTGTATATGGCGATGGCGGGAACGAGAAATTTATTGAATTTGATATGCTGGAGGCATGCTAATATGACAAAATTAAAAGATAATATGGTAAAACTAAAAGTGTTGAAGGAGATGTACGGGGTCCATAGCCCCTCCAAATTCGAAGAGGGAATGAATAAAATAGTGATCAGAGAATTAGATAAAATGGGCATACCGTATTTTACATTCGGCAACACGATCTTTAATTTTATTCCAGACACACCTATGGTTTCTGCACATTTGGATCAAGTTGGGACTGTACCAACTTCTGTTATTTTAACAGATAAGAAAAAAGGTACGATAACAGGCGATTACAATATAGGCGCAGATGATAAAAATGGTTGTTGGATTGTTTTAAACCTATTAAAAAAGTTCCCAAACATATCATTCATATTCTCTGAAATGGAGGAGTGTGGTGGTGGCATTAAAGAACTATTAAAAACCTATAAAGATGAGTTAGAAAAAATAAAATATGGGTTGATTTTTGATAGAAGGGGCAACAGCGACATAATTTGTCACCACAATGACTATGGTGTTAAAAAGTTAGATGATGACTTGTGTACGGTTGGCGCAGATTTTGGTTATAAGTCTTCGTGGGGCGTATGGTCAGACGCAGATGAAATTAGCAGATATATGTCATGTGCTAATTTGTCATGTGGATATTATAGAGCGCATACCAATAATGAGTTTACAGTTATAAAAGAACTTTATAACTCATATAATTTTGGTATAGCTATATTAGGAAATTTAAAAGACAATTATGATAAACCAGAATTAAAAACTTACGATTGGCGCTGGAGGAAGTCATCTTTCACGAATCATGATTATTACAATAATGTGAACAATAATAGGGAAGATATGTATAGTGATTATTATAGTTCATATAATGCTAAAGATGATTTTTGTAAAGTTAAATACTGTAAAAATTGCCTTAAAAGGCTTAACAATCAAGAGATATGGGGTGGTGTTTGTATAACATGCGATACGAACGTAACCAGACATTTTATGTTTCATTGTAATGTATGTACTGAGGAATTTATAGATGACGAAGTTGATCTTGATATGCTTGCGTGTCCGATATGTGGTATGCAATTAGAGCAATTTGATGATCAGGTTTATAATGATCCAGATGACGATGATAGTATTATATTGGTCTGTGAAGAATGTGGTGAGCCATTGAGGGAGGAGGATATGTTTAATGATGGTGGCGATAACCTTGAGTACCATTGTTATTTTTGTTATTCACTTGTGTTAGTTGAAGATGAAAATGGGGAACATTATAATACAGATGGTAAGAAAATAGGTGATTATAAACAAAATGCAATCCACAAGAAAAATGTAAAAAAGGATTACAATAGCAAAAAGAGAACAGTTGACATATGTAATGGCGAGTGTCCTATGTGCAAAAACGAAATAACCTACAAGGACATATATATAATAGCTACAACAAACTACATAATTGACTGTTGTAACCACTGTGATGCTACCTTGCACTCTAAACCATCATTGTCACATTCAGAAATTGATACAAGTAGTATAATAGAGATCCATGATGGAAAATGTCCAGATTGTAGCTATGATTTGTTGCAAGGTGGCGTTTTTACATATACCCAAAAAGATGCGACTGATTATCTTTGCGGAAATTGTTACGAACTACTTGGTACAAAGCATACGTCAATTGATAGTTTTATTGATGATGAAAAAGAATTGAAAAAAGGTTAAAAAGTACTTGACATATAGATTTTATAGTGTATACTGTATTTAAGTTAATTAAAAAAGGAGAAAATATTATGAATAAAGCAGAAGCACAAAAACTGATTGACAGAACAAAGGCTTTAAAGAAAGAAATAAATGCCAAAGATAAGACTTACAAGGCAAATGTTGTAATACTTAAAAAGTATTATCTTGACCGTAAGATTGGTGAGTTAAGTGGGTCAAAGTATTCACTTAGTTTTTCAGAGAAGAAAAATGAGACTATTGATGTTGACACCCTTCTCAGAAAGGTAGGTGATATTAAAACATTTTTAACACTTGTAAGCCCAAAAAAGACAAATGTTGAAAAGTGGTTGCAGGATTCATCTATTCCAAGGAATGAGGTGATAACCACGAATGATCCAATTAAGTTTCACAAAGCGAACTTTAAAGTTTTATAATAACAATAAAAAATAAATAAGGAGATTAAAATTATGGCTATTAAAATTTGTACGTGTAAACATGATTATCAGGACAAGAAGTATGGAAAAAGAAGGAGAGTATTTAACGCATTGGCAAAAAAGGGTAGCGTCCAGCAATACAGATGCACCATTTGTGGTACTGTAAAAGACTAAATTTAAAACTTAAAATTATTAAAGGGAGAACAATTATGACTACAGAAAAACCAAAAGCACAAAGAATGACCAAAAAAAGAATTGAAAAAGTGTTCCTGATTATAGGCGATATGATTAAAAAAGAAGATGTCGCAATTTATAGTTCTGAAATTAAAGGCGAACTACTCATTACAGGTGTTAATGGCGAGAAGGATCGTGCCTTTGATACCAAAGAAGTGGAGACAGGTGAAACGTATCGGATTTCTTTTGATAAACTTGTTCCCTTCTTAAAGAAAAAGGATTTTGAAATAAGAAAATATAAACTAGGTAGTATGAATATCAAAATCAATTCCAATAAAGACAAAACATAACTGAATTGGAGGTATAATGAATAGAAAAGAGTTTTTCGATAATGAAGATGACAAAATTATTGATGTTGATATTGATGACTTTATATTCAACACTGATTTTGATGAAGATGACTTAGTTGGTGTTGAATATGATATTGAAGCGTTTTTGGATGTGTCTAGAAGGCTTTACAGATGATAAGAATAATAAATTAAAGCATTCAGTATAAAATTATACTGAATGCTTTAAGGAGATAAAAATGAAAAAGAAAATCAGGTATGAAAAAAAGAAAAAGTTAGGCAGAATACCTAATGCACCGCCAGAGGAGCAGTTTAAAGATAAGAAAAGATATTCAAGGAAAGATAAGCACAAGAAAATAATAAACGAAGATTACTACGGGGAATAAAATGGATAAGCTTGATCAGGATGCTCTTGACAAAATATACAATAGAAACAAGATATTAGATAAAGATGTAAAAAATAGAGGACAACAAATTGGACCTCTGCCTATGAATTATTGGGAAGATAAACCAGTTGGGAAGCAACCTAGGAAAACTACGCTATACAGAAAAGAAAGATCTATACCAGAAGAAGGTAGACCATACGTACCAATAAAAATTGCTAATTATTTAACTGGATATAGTGTATCTTTTATAAAAGAGTTGTACCTTGACAACACATTGAGAGGTTTTAGATTTCCAAAATGTGTTACGATGATAAGCCTTTATGATGTATATGTTTATATAGATAATTTATCGTCGTTTGAAATAGATGGGATGGATGTAAGCCCAGGTTTATTAAGAAGGATAAAGAAAGCAAAAAGAATAAAAAGAGAGCGAAATCTATTAACGGATAACGCTGAATATAAAGAAAAGTTTGAAGATGGTGATGCAAGTCAAAGGAGATTGATAAGAAGAAGAAAAGGCGTTAAAAGACAATTGAGGAGAAAGGATGGTACTTTAGTATGAAATTTGAAATAGGTGATAAAATAAGAATTAAAAAAGATATAGTAGTGATGGACACAATTGATGATGTTACTTTTGTTGATGATATGTTGCAATATATAGGTTTAACTGCAACTATTATTGGTTCAGATATGTGGGTCAGCACGTGTATTGAATATTACCTTGATATAGATGATGATACGTACTCTTGGCACCAAGATTGGCTTGAAACTGCAAACCAATGGGAGAAGATAACTATATGAAATTTGAAATAGGTGATAGGGTGACATTGAAAAAAGGGCTTTATTTAATTGAAAATTCTAACCCTTTAGATATAGAAGGTTACATATTTGAATTATATGAAAACGGCTCATATAATTATTCAGTTACGGGAATAAAATATTCACTAATTGTAGAATGGGACAATGGGATGAGCAATTGTTACACTGTTGAATGCCTAAACCCAATAAACAAATGGAGCAAAATAACAATATGAAATTTAAATTATCACCAGAAAAGAAACGTATATTTCTAAAAACAAATAATCCCCCAAAATTAGATGGCTTAGTTTTAAAAGATGGTATATATAAATGCCCAAATATAGAAGCTAATTTAAAAGTTTTAAAAGACGAAGGATTTACAATAGAGCAGAATCTATTAAAGGCTGATTTATTCCCATTTCAGGTCGATGGGGTTAGCTTTATAGAAAACCATGATGGTTGTTGCATACTGTCAGATGATATGGGGTGTATAGATGGCGATGCTATGATAACAGTAAATCGTGGTGGAAATAGCAGAAAATATAAACTGTCTGATGCATATAATGGGTTTAACGGATTAAGATCAAATAAATGTCATAATTGGGACAAGAATATTAAGACTAATATTAGGTGTTTGAAAGATGGAATATTTGGCCTTAATAGTGTCAAGGATATTAAATATTCAGGTAAAAAAGAATGTATCGAAATAGAAACAAAAAGTGGAAAAAGTTTAAAACTTACACCAGATCATGAATTATTAAACTGCTATTATGAATGGATGGAGGCAAAGGACTTTAGAATTGGTGATGGCATCGTTGTTAATAGTTATAGAGCCACAGGTATCAAAAATATAGATATGGTTGTAAAAATAACAAAATGCGACGAAATTAATACCTATGACATAGTAATGGAAGATCCATATAGGAATTTTGTTGCCAATGGAATCGTTGTTCATAATTGTGGCAAAACTATACAAACATTAGGATATTTAGCCCAAAATCCAGATTTAAGACCAGCAATCATAACATGCCCTGCTTCACTAAAGGGTAATTGGGAGGCTGAGATAAACAAGTTCATGTATAATTTTACAGTCACACAATTACATGGTAAAACACCTTATCCATTTATATATGACTTTGAACTTGGTATTTATATAATAAATTATGATATATTAGACTCTTGGAAAACTGAGTTAAGAGATTTACACGCAAAGGTTATTGTTGCAGATGAATTGCATTATTTAAAAAATACTGGAACTAAAAAGAAACCAGTAAAAAGGACGAGAGCATTTCAATATTTAGCAAAAACAATACCGCATAGGATAGGGCTAACTGGCACTTTGATGCAAAATAGACCAATAGAAATATATACGCCTGTTAATTTAATAAGCCCTAATTTCTTTGGTAAAAGAATGCACTATGCTAAAAAATATTGTAATGCAAAATATAAACATTGGGGTTGGGATTTTACAGGTAGCTCAAATGAAGCAGAATTACATGCAAGATTGCAAGAAATAAGCATAAGACGTACAAAAAATGAAGTTTTAAAAGATTTACCTCCTAAAATTAAAACTTTTCTACCTGTTGAAATAAGTAATAGAAAGGAATATTTAGAGGCAGAGACAGACTTTTTATTATGGCTTAAAAGGAAATCAGGACCAAAAGCAGTCAAAAAAGCGTCTAACGCAATTGTTCTGACTAGAATGAATGCATTAAGACAAATTGCATCATATGGGAAAATAATACATCTTAAACGATGGATATCTGACTTCTTAGAAACAGATGCAAAACTAATTGTTTTTACATATCATAAAAATATGATTAATGAGTTATATGAACCATTTAAAAGTGTATCGGTAAAAATAGATGGGAGTATACCGGCTACAGAAAGGCAATCTTTAGTTGACAAGTTTCAAAATAATAAAAAAACAAGAGTATTCTTTGGAAATTTAAGTGCTTGTAGCGAAGGGTTAACGCTTACAGCGGCTAGCTATGTAATGTATGCTGAATACCCTTGGCAACCTGGGAAACTTGCTCAAAGCGGGGATAGGGCATACAGATATGGTCAACTAAACACAGTTAACATGTACTATATGGTAGCTAGTAATACTATAGAGGAACATATGGTAGCAATGCTTGACGCGAAGCAAGAGGTGTTAAGCAAGGTACTTGATGGTAAAGAGGCAGACAAAGGAGATATAATCTCTGAATTAAAGAAGAAATATTTAAGGGGTTAGGTATGTATATAAATGATTTAACAAATAAGATTTTAGAATCAAGTTACTATAATAAGACCAATATAATTATTAACGATAAGATCTATATTATTACTCATTTTGTGCGTGGCTTTTATGATACTATATTTTATTTGGATGATTTTAATAGTGGGTGGAACTATATCCAGCTTGATATTGATGATGATTTATGTAGCACAAATATGATAAATATGAAATGGATGAAAATAGTTATTTAATGCTTGACATATGATATTTTACGTGATATTGTTTTTATTAAATAAAGGGGTCGATATGAAAAATAAATTTAAAGTTGGTGACAAAATAATAATAAAAAATGACAACGCCTATGATAGTGAACGTATATGGCATGGCCTTATTGGTACTGTAAAAACAGTACCAATAAGAGGGACGAGTAGCCTTTATACTTTAAAGGAATATACAGGGTATTTTGGAGGCACATGGTTCGTTAAACTTAACCAATGGAGCGATATAACAATATGAAAAATAAATTTAAAGTTGGTGATAAAGTAAGGATAAAATATACTAATTTGCCTGATAAAGATGTTAGGAAGTGTATGGGTGAAATAGCAATCATAACAGAATACGTGCGTAATGGTCAATACCGTATAGATATAGGTGGGGAGAATTGGCGTTGGGATAGTGACCACTGGTTTGAATCGTATAACCAATGGGAGGCTATTTGTATATGAAAGTAGAATTTATATATAGTATGGGAAATTTATTAACGGTTTGCAAATATAAAAAGGGACCTTCTGTAAGAGTTGGGTCATATTTTTGTACTGCGATGTGTGAGCATTCTGTGTCTATTAACAATCAGGCAAGATATGTGATATGCAATAGAAACAAATGGGAGTCAATAACTATATGAAAAATAAATTTAAAGTAGGTGATAAAATAATATTTGGAAATGTAGAAGGTGGATATAACTGTAACTGTAACTATCAATGGCTTGGTAAAACAGGTACTATAATAAAAGTACATCATGGCTCATATATGTTAAAAGAATATCCAGACCTAAAATGGGCCGGAGATTGGTTTAAACCATACAACAAATGGGGAGCTATCGTTATATGAAAAATAAATTTAAAGTAGGTGATAAAATAATATTTAACCATTATAGTAACAGTAAGTGGATTGGTAGGAAAGGTATGATAGTAAGTGTGCCAACTAAAACTGTTGTTTGTGCTAGGAATGAGTATTACATTTTAAAAGAATATCCATCGGTATATTGGACAGGAATGTGGTTTGATAAATGCAATCCGTGGGAGGATATTTGTATATAAACATATGATATTATTAATATAAAACATAACATAACAAAAAACAGATGCCGTAAGTAATAGCATAAAAACCAATTGATTATGTAATTTTATTTAATAGTATTAACATTAAATGGCGTATTAATAAAATAGAAAACTAACCAGTTTTTGAGTGTTTTAAAAGTGCATAAAAGGTTTTTTCGGAATAATAGCGTGAGAACTATTGTTACTCGTATTGAAGGAAACTAATACAACTTATAATGACAAGACGTTATTTTTATGCCATTTAATTAATAAAATATAAGGAAAAAAACATGTTCGACGCTATACAATTCTGCAACGATTTTAATATAGATTATTCTAAAAGAGGTAAATATTTTAGAAAGGGTTGGACTAATGTACATTGTCCCTTCTGCAAGGGTTCAAAACACACATTAGGCATTTGTCACAGAAATGGAATGACAACGTGTTACAAGTGTGGTGGTAAATATATAAATAATGTTATCTGGGAGCTAACCCGTAAAAAACCTATAGAAATATTAAAAAAGTATAATAATGGCGATCTTGTTGAGCAAGAAATACAAATGTCAACTACGTGTAACATGCCTGATTGTACTTCTCTAACACCAAATCATTCTAAATATTTAAAAAGCAGAAATTATGATCCATATGAATTAATATATGATTATGGAATTTTATCTGCTAAAAAACATACAGATTATTCTGGAAGGGTTATTATACCTATATTTTATAAAGGTCGCATTGTTAGTTTTCAAGGTCGTGATACAACAGGTACGAGTGAACTTCGCTACAAGGCTTGTAAAGAGAAAGATGAAGTTTTAAAACATAAAAGAACTCTGTATAATATTGATAAATGTGGCGATAGGATCTTAGTTGTGGAGGGAGTTTTTGACGTTTGGCGCATTGGCGCAAATTGTGTTTCTACGTTTGGTATATCTTATACACCTTATCAAGTTGACCTTTTATCTAATTTTAAACAAGTATTTATATTGTTTGACAATGAAATTCAGGCACAGGATCAGGCAGATAAATTATACTACGACTTAAAATTTCTTGGTGTTGACTCAGAAGTTATTGAATTAGATGGAGATTTTGATGATCCTGGTGAAATGAAAAGTGAGGATGTAAAATATTTGAAGAAATATCTTGACATCTGATTTTATTAGTGTATTGTGGTTTTAACTTAAAAGGAGATTAAATATGGTCACACTTAAACAAGCTGAACAAATAGCAACAAAATTTAAAAAAATGACAGATGAACAAAGATGGCAATGGGTCATCGAAAATAAAGATATCGGATTAACTATCATACTCGACAATGGCGATACAATGATTGTATTTGATGGCGAAACAGAAGAAACGGATTACCCACTTTTAAGGTTTGGTGATTATAATATCTATTCACTTTTAGACACATTGGGTATTAAGAATAGGGACTGTTAGCTATGGAAAAATATAAATTTAAAATAGGTGACAAAGTAAGAATGCTTATGGGTGAAAGTACACGCAATGTGGGTTATTGCATGTCACATCTTATAGGTGAAACAGGTACGATAACAAGGCGATATATGTATTGTGGCGAAGCTACATATTCCGTGAACAGTAACACTTGGTCATGGTGTGACGATTGGATGGAGAAAGTTAACCGATGGGAGAAGATAACTATTTAAAACTATAAAAGGAGGAAATAAAATGGGAATAAGATTATTTGGAAGTAGCAGTAGTTATGATAAATGTGATTGTGCTAAAATTGCAAAAGATGATTCGGCATATATTAAAGGTAATCCTGTTGCAAGTAATTTTAAAATAGTTGGACACCATCAATGTCTTAATAATTTAGTTGTTAAAATTAATTATCCAGATTGTACAAATTATGAAGGCAATAAAATACTTTTATATTTAGACGCAACTATAGATGATATAAATAAACAAAAATACATAGATCCTCATTTTTCTTGGAACAAAAAGTTTTTATGCCCATTTGCAAGATTTGAGCCAACTAAAAAAGGATGGTATTCTGCTATTAAATTGGGTTATATTGAAGGTGATGAGAAAAGAGGCAAATATAAAATATAAATTTCACGAAAATCATGGGAGGAAATAAAATGGATTATACAAAATTAAAATCACTATTGCCAATTTCTGAAATAGACGAAGGTGCCTTGGAGCAAATTCACAAAGCTTTAGAACAACCTTTTCTAGAAAAGTTAGTTGTGCTACCGGACGTTCACAAAGGATATTCGTTACCAATTGGTGCTGTTGCACAATTAAATGGAGTTATCTCACCTGATTATGTTGGGTACGATATTGGTTGTTTCTCAGGAGACACAAAAATACCGCTACTAGATGGTAACAATTATACGCTCAAGGAGTTATATGACACTGAAATGGAAAATTTTCCTGTATATTCTATTGATAAAAATGGGGATCATAAGATAGGAATAGCAGATAAAATTAAATTGACAAAAAGAAATTCAGAATTAATTAAGGTGACTATTGATAGTGGCGAAGAAATAATATGTACACCAGATCACAAGTTTTTAAATTTGGATCTAACATACACAGAAGCAAAAGACCTAAAAAATAGGCAATCGCTATTCCCATTTCACAGAAGACTCGATAGAGATGGGTACGAAATGCTCGGCGTAAGAGGTACGTCTTATACAATTCCAACACACAAAGTTGTAGCTAAATCTGGACTAATTGGTGATCGTATTGAATTCGAAAATGGTACGGACATACACCATAAGGATAAGAACAAACTTAATAACTTTCCTGATAACCTAAAATTTATAGATAGAAAGGAACACCAAAGCCTACACGCCGTTGATAGAAATTATTTTTCAACTGAAGATTTTAAGGAGAAAAAGAAAAAAACAATATTAGAACGTGGGTACTATTATGACCCTAAATTCTTAGAGCAAAAATCGAAAATCGCAAAAGATAATATTCTAAAGTACATGAAAGATAATAAAGAAGATTTTGCAAAAGTTGTAAAGAAAAATGCAGAGAGGGGCGGAAAGTTCTTTTCTAATAAGAATTCTGACCCAGATATGACATTAAGGCAAAAAATTGCAAGGATAAAAAAGGTAATAAAGCTGTGCGTTGACGAATATGGAGAGGTTAACGATGTGAATTATGAAAACTGTAGGGTCAAGTTCTATAACTATCCAAAATACGAAAAAGCAAAATTAATAATTGAAAGTGCTGGTATCACTAACTTTTTAGATGTTTTAAAAGATGAAAGATTTAGCAACAACCATAAAGTAGTGAGTATTGAAAAATTAGATTATAAAGAAGATGTCTATTGTATGACTGTTGAAAAATATCATAACTTCGCACTATCATCTGGTGTATTTGTTCATAACTGTGGGGTGTGTAATGTTATCACGGACTTACGTGCTGACGATGTTTTGACAGACATAAAAATCAAACAAAAAATATTTGACAAGATATATGAGGTTATTCCTGTTGGCTTCAACTCTCATGAAAACTGTATACCTATAAATATTGAAACTGCGTCTGGTGATAAGGATTTAGATAAAAAGGTAACTGAAAAATGGGTTAAACAGTTGGGAACATTGGGTGGAGGAAATCACTTCGTAGAAATCGGTGGAAATCAAAATGGTTTCCTATCTGTTACTATCCATAGTGGGTCCAGAGGTTGCGGTCACGCAATAGCTGATTTTTATATGAAAAAGTCGAAGGTAGTTGATATGGACTTACCTGATGGTTTCTTTCATTTAAATTCTGAATATGGTGTTAAATATTTAAAAGATATGAATATGATGTTGGATTATGCTCTTGCCAATAGGAAGGTCATGATGAAAAGAATATTAGAAATATTTGGAATTAACGGTGAGAGAAAAGAAACACTTCTATTCAATATGATTAATGAAACACATAATCATGCCATCGTTAATGGTAATACTGTAACCTGTAGGAAGGGTGCCACAGAGTCTCATGCGGGTCAAATGGGAATAATCCCATCTGACATGAAAAATGGTGTCTATATTGTTAAGGGCTTAGGGAATGAGGAGTATTTATGTAGTTCGTCACATGGGTGCGGAAGGTTGGGAAGCCGCCGTTGGGCGAGGGAACAACTCACATTAGACGAATTTAAAGATATGATGCGTGGGATTGTTGCGAAGGTAGATAAAAGTACATTGGACGAAGCACCGTTAGCATATAAAAATGCTGATTATGTTATAGGTGCCCAAAAAGGTATCGTAATCGATGTGATGGATTTTATTTCTCCATTAATTAATATCAAAGGATGAGGTTTATATGAAAGTGAATAAAGAAGACTTATTAACACAGAGAAAATTGAAAGAGTTGTTGCATTATGACCCCGATACAGGATTGCTCACTTGGCGGTCTAGGATTGGGATTGTCGCCATGTCAAACAATTTAATACGCAATATGCTGGTAAAACAGCAGGTTATAAATATCATCCAGATGATGCACATGTTGATTATCGTGTTATATCTGTTGGGGTGGTTTTGGGTAAAAAGAAATATAGCTTCTTGGCACATCGTTTAGTATGGCTTTATATGACGGGAAAGTGGCCTGAAAACCAGATAGATCATGATAATGGAGATGCTACTGATAATAGATGGGTCAACTTGGATGATGTGACCCGTTCTAAAAATGGCATGAACCAAAAAAGAGTAGTACAAATACATCTGGCTCCACTGGTGTTTGTTGGCATAAACGAGATAAAAAATGGGTTGCTCAAATAAAGTTTAATGGCAAACATGTGCATCTCGGTTATTCCACAGACAACCAACAAGCCATAGACGCACGTAAAGCCGCGAACATTAAATATAAATTTCACGAAAATCATGGGGAGAGGTAAAATTATGGAAGATGACAATAGACCATTTCCGATACAAGGTGAATGGGATCGTAGAAAAAAAGCAAAACCATGTACAATTCCTTGGTGGTTGGCAGAGGAAGTTTACAAGGTTTATAGTAGTAAATTTGGTACATCACAATCATTAGAGGGGTTAGCAAAACGTGGTGGTTTTGGGCGAGGTGAAGTACTTTGGCTATTAAGTTTAAGTGGCTATAAATTATAAAGGGATATTATGACTAATAATTATTGTGAATTTATTGGTAACGAAAAATATTATTTTGATGAGATACCGAAATCAAAGCGGATATGCAAATGGGCTGGGTTTAACCATTGCACTTATTATGATAAACCTTTAAAAGAAGATGGTAACGGCTGGAGAAAGTGCTGTAATGAATGCGCGACACCTCATTATTTAAAGGGTTTTAAATGGGTTTAAGGGCTACTTATAAAGGTTTAAAAGGCATTCAACAGGGTTTACAGGGACGAATTTTTCTTACCCTGTACTCAGCTATGTATAAACAAAAAGGAGGCAAATTATGGACAAAATTAAACTAAATGAAATAACAGAAACCGTATGTAAACTTTATAATAAAAGTGGTGAATATGTTTGTACAATAGAATCACATTTAGAGCTAAATGATATTAGAATCCAAATCATGAAAGCTAAAGTAGACGGATATTATATTATTTGGGAGCGTTTCTTATTATACATAGATAAATCTGGCAAACTTGATGAGTGGCCTAAAGGTTTCTATGATACGTTTGATAACCAATTAGATATCTTAATCGGTTTAAAATAAAATAAAGCTTGACAAAACTAAAAATATGTGATAAGTATATAGTTATTGTTTTCATTTATGTGTTTTTCCTTTCTTAAAAACCTACATTATTAATTTAATGTAGGTTTTTTTGGGTTAAATGAAAATAATACTTGACTTTCTATATAATTTGTGATATATATTATATAAGTTTAATAAAGGAGGTGATTAGCAGTGCGTAAAAAAATTAATTTTTTTATATCATGGCAACAAAACAAAAAATTGGAGGATGCTATAAACAGAACAGGTATGACTATATCTGAGTTATTTAGAAGGGCGTTAGATTATTATTTAAAAAGTGAGGAGTTCGATGATAAATAAAGATAAAGAAGATTTATTAACACAAGAAAAATTGAAAGAGTTGTTAGATTATGACCCTGATACTGGTTTATTTACTTGGAAGGAAAGGGTTGGGAGTGGTCGGGATAAGTGGTTTAATGTGATGTTTGCAGGTAAGATGGCAGGATCAAAAAAGACAGATATTAAACTGAAGCACTACAAAACGATAAATGTAAAAATAAATTTAAATAAAAAGAGGTATGCTTTCTTAGCTCACCGTTTAGCATGGCTATATATGACTGGTAAATGGCCTGATAAACAAATAGACCATATAAACGGCGATTCCACTGATAATAGGTGGTTTAATTTAAGAAATATTACAGGTTCAGAGAATTGCAGAAATAAAAAAATAAACAACAATAATAAGTCCGGTTTCACTGGTGTCTATTGGCGAAAAGACGCTAATAAGTGGAGGGCCGCGATAAAGACGCATGGGAAGAAAATAAGTCTTGGTTGCTTCACAGACAAACAAGATGCCATAGATGCAAGAAAAGAAGCTAATATCAAATACGGGTTCCATGAGAATCATGGACATAAATAAATAAATTAAGGAGGCTACAATGGTTTACGAATATCAATGTCAAAATGCAAGGTGTAAAACAATTATTGAAGTGTTTGAAAAAGCAAATGATAAAAAATATCACGAAGATCTGTGCCCAGATTGCAAAAGTGCCATGAAAAGAATTATTTCAAAGAACACCTTTCACTTAAAAGGGGGAGGATGGGAAAGTAAATCACCAATTGGCAACGATTTTAATCCTGAAGATGACCGCCTTATTGATCAGGTCGTGTCTAGAAAGAAGGTCACATAATGGCAGACGTAGGAGTTATAGTGGGTAGGTTCCAAATAGATAAATTGCATGAAGGCCACATTGGGTTGTTTGAAAAAGCATATGAGGAATCCAAAAGGTTCATTGTTTTTATAGGTATAGACCCACATAAAAAAGATCCTATAAGAAACCCATTGGGGTATGAGGCTGTCAAGAATACAGTCAGAAGGGCTTTGTTTAAAATGACAATTAATTCAACAATATTACCCATATTGGATTGCCACAATGATGATGAAAGTTGGTCTGAGAATTTGGATTTGCAGATTAAAGCGATAACAAACGATAATGAAACAGTTTCATTATACGGTGGGCGAGACTCATTTATAAATTCATATTCTGGTATATACAATAAAAGACTATACACTAAAGAGCATGGTGTTAGTGCGACTAATAGAAGAAACGACATAGCAAAGTCTTCATTGTGGAGTAATGCAGACTTTATTAGGGGCGTAATTTGGGGAACTTTAAATAATCAAAAGAGATAACTATGAACAAATTTAAAATAGGAGACAAAGTTGTATGGCTTGATAGGTTTGATGGTTGGCGTAAAATAGTACGATAACATTAATTACTTTTGCAGAAAGGCCAGAAGACAATATATATGATATTGAATGGGATGATGATAATGTTGGATGGGGTAAACGTTGGGAATGGAGTAAAATAACTATTTAAAGGTGTAAACTATGAAATATAAATTTAAAATAGGAGACAAGGTTACAATATTAGATGGTAACGATGTTTTTCATCTTCGTTATAATAGAAATTGCATGCCACCATATATAGGTAAGCATGCAACGATAGTAAGTAGGCGCTACAACATTTCTGGCACTGAGACATACAGAATTGATATAAATACGCATACATGGTGTGTCGATTGGTTGCAAGGTTGTGGATGGGGTAAAATAATTATTTAAATATAAAGGAGAAAATATGAAAACTATAAAAACGCCAACAGGCAAAATAGTAATTATGGACTGTGAAAAAGGGCCATTAGAATTTGTATCTCTTGGCGACTATGGCAAACAGGCGAATATTAAAGCCGACTTTTTAGGCTTGACAGACGAGATAAACGGAGTTGAAAATTCAGGCATAATGCCATTAACCGAGAAATGGGTTATAACAATTTCAACTCAATACGGTTGTTCTATGAATTGCACCTTTTGCGATGTACCAAAAGTTGGGCCAGGAATTAACGCAACATATCATGATATGCTTGACCAGATAAAAATGGCATTATCTTTGGAACCAGAAATTGATTGCACAAAAAGATTAAATATTCATTTTGCAAGGATGGGTGAGCCAACATTTAATGGAAATGTATTGGATCTTGCTCTATGTTTGAAAAGAAACATTTATGATTTTTATGGCAACTCTGGTACTGTTCATCCTGTTATTTCTACAATGATGCCTAAAAATAATAGAAATCTACTTAAATTTTTAAATATATGGACAGGTGACATAAAAAATAATTATTATAATGGTGAAGCAGGATTGCAATTTTCCATAAACAGCACATCTGATGCGCAAAGAAACCAAATGTTTTCAGGTAATTCACTTGATTTGGATGATATTTCAAATATTGGTATTATGTTGCCAGATCCGGTTGGTAGAAAATATACTTTAAACTTTGCTTTACATGATGATTTTGAAGTAGATGCTAAATTATTATGTTATTATTTTGATCCAAATAAGTTTTTAGTTAAACTTACACCAATTCATAATACGGCTACATCTATTGATAATAAAATTGTTACAACAGGTGGATATGATAATTATTATCCATATAAAAAGGTAGAAACAGATTTAAAAAATGTTGGATTTGATGTTATTGTTTTTATACCTTCAAAAGATGAGGAAGAAAGCAGGATAACATGTGGTAATGCAATTTTAGCAGATAGCAAGTAATAATTTAAAAGGGTAATTTTAAAATGAGAATAAATAAAGAAGATTTGTTAGATGCGGTTAAATTAAAAGAATTATTAGATTACGACTATCACCGGCATTTTCACTTGGCGTGAACGTGTCGGTGATAGTCGTAGTATTAAGATATTCAACACCAAGTTTGCTGGTAAGATTGCAGGGTCTATATATCACCAAAAGGATAGGCATGATGGTTTTTGTTATATAAGAGTAGGGATATCATTTAATAAAAAATCATATCAATATTACATGCACCGTTTAGCATGGCTATATATGACAGGCGAGTGGCCTGAAAACCAGATAGACCATATTAACCATATTGGCACTGATAATAGGTGGGTTAATTTGAGGGATACTGATGAAAATCCTATGAATAGAGGAATGCAGGGTAATAACACATCTGGGTTTACTGGTGTCAGTTGGCACAAGTATGGTAAAAAATGGCAAGCTGAAATGCAGGTGGGTGGAGAGCATATTCACATAGGTTATTTCACAAACAAACAACAAGCCATAGACGCACGTAAAAGTGCGAACATAGAGTACGGGTTTCATGAAAATCATGGAAATAAAAATAATGCTTGACATTTAAAATTAATAATATATAATGCATTTAAACAATTAACGAAAAGGAGATAAAAACATGGCGAATAATATCATTACATTAACAGATTCCTACAAGTTAGCTCACTACAACATGTATCCAGATGGGATAGAGCGTGTGCTTTCATATTTCGAATCCAGAAATGGGGCGAAATTCAACAATACAGTATTCTTTGGGTTACAATATTTAATTAAGGAATACCTCGAAGGTAAAGTTGTCACACTTGAAAAGATTGAAAAAGCAAAAGCAATAGTAGACGTACATATGGGAGCTGATGTGTTCAATTATGAAGGTTGGAAATATATACTTGATACATATAACGGATATTTACCAATTGAGATAAAAGCTGTTGAAGAAGGATCAGTTGTCCCAACAAACAATGTTTTAATGACAGTTGTAAACACAGATGATAAGTGCTTTTGGCTTACAAATTATCTTGAAACTTTATTGTCTCATGTGTGGGCATCTATCACAGTTGCAACTTTATCCAGAGCAACAAAGCTTATTTTTAAAGATTATTTGTTAAACACAACAGGTTCACTTGATGGAATTGACTTTATGTTACATGATTTTGGATTTCGTGGTGTCAGTTCGATTGAATCTGCTGGAATTTGTGGCGCAGGACACCTTATCAATTTTCAAGGTACAGACACTTTGGTTGCCATTGAAACAGCTATGGATTATTATTATTCTGGTGTATGCGCATATTCTGTACATGCTACAGAACATAGTATTATGACAGCAAAAGGCGAAGAAGGTGAATTTGAGGTATTTGAGTCTCTATTAGATAAATATCCAAATGGTATATTATCAATAGTCATAGATTCTTATAACTATAAAAGATTTATTTCTGAGTACGCAGAAAAGCTAAAGGGCAAAATTTTAAACAGAAATGGTAAAACTGTTTTTAGACCTGACAGTGGTGCGCCTGTTCCAACAACAATTGATGTACTAAAAAGGCTTGAAGATGTTTTTGGCTCGACTGTAAATGAAAAAGGCTTTACAGTTTTAAATGAAAAAGTTGGTGCTTTATGGGGCGATGGAATTGATTATGAAGGTATTGAAAATATTTTATACAATATGAAACTAGAAAAATGGAGTGCATCAAATATCGTATTCGGTATGGGTGGTGGCTTGTTGCAGAAGGTAAACAGAGATCAACAGAGGTTTGCATTTAAATCTTCTGCACAGCGCAGAAACGGCGTATGGCATGACATTTACAAAGATCCATTAGACAAAAGTAAAACATCAAAACGTGGTAAACAATATTTATATCAAGATGAAAATGGTAAATATGAAACCACTAATGTTAAAGATGATACAAGAGAAAATCAACTAAAAACTGTATTCAAAAATGGTAAAATCATCAAAGAATATACGTTTGAAAGAATTAGAAAAAATGCGAGAATATAGTAAAAAACGGCCAAATATTGAGTTTATACAGAAAGAAATCGGTAAGTCTTTTGTGCCAATATCTTACATAGTGGTACAAAGACTTATTGATTACATAAAATATTTGGAGGAAGAAAATAAAAAATTAAATAAAAAGGAGGATAGCTAATGGATTTTTTAAAATACATGCATATTGAAAGATTTGGTAACGCAGAAGTAGACAGCGTAGAAATGGGAGAGTGCTACGTATTTCCAAAAATAGATGGCACAAATGCGTCAATTTGGAACTCTGATTCACTGCAAGCAGGTGGCAGAAGAAGACACTTAAGCATTGAAAGCGACAATGCTGGATTTTATAATTGGGTTTTAAATGGTGATAAAAATCCAAATCTCGTTCTTTTCTTTGCTGAAAATCCTAATTTAAGGTTATACGGAGAATGGTTAGTACCCCATTCATTAAAAACATATAGGGAAGACACATGGAGACAGTTTTATGTGTTTGATGTGTTTAACGATATAAATGAAGATTTTTTAAGTTATAAAGAATATAAAGTACTGCTTGATAAATTTGATATAGAATATCTTGCACCACTTGCCGTTATTAGAAACGCCACATATGAAAATTTATTGAATGAGGTTGAGAGTAATACATATCTAATTAAAGATGGTGAAGGTGTTGGTGAAGGTGTTGTTATAAAAAATTATGATTACAGAAATAAATATGGTAGAGTTTGTTGGGCAAAAATTATAACAAATACATTTAAAGAAAAACATAAAAAAGAACAGCCACAAGTAAAAGAAATGAAACAAATGGTTGAGCAAGATTTCGTTGATAAATATCTTGATAAAAGCTTAGTTGATAAAACATATGCTAAAATAGTGACAGACATGGATGGTTGGTCAAGTAAATATATTATGAGGTTATTAAGTACGGTTTATCATGACTTTGTAACTGAGGAGATTTGGAATTTCATTAAGAAAAAGAAAAATCCAACAATTAATTTTAAAACCCTACACTTCATAGCGATGGCTAAAATAAAGGAATTATTACCAGAAGTATTTTAAAATACTTCTTGACAAGCAATAATATTGGCGTATACTGTATTTAAGTTAATTTAAAAGGGAGATTAAATATGGATGTAGATAAATGGCTTGTGATCACAATTATTATTTTTGCTTTATTTTTCACATATGCAATTATTTTAGACAAAGAATCGCATGTTGAAAAAAATTATAAAGATGCTCCAAAAATAACCAAGGTTTACAATTGGGACAAGGTTAGAGAACTTGAAGCATGCTATAAGCAATGGAATACACGATTTACACCAAATAGACTTGCTGTCAAGTTTGTAGTTAAAAATAGACTTTATGATCTTGATGAGGCTAAACTAGGATCAGATAAACTTAGGAACTTTTTAATAAAAATAAGAGAGGATGGTTAATTATGAAAGAAAAAAGTTGTATAAATTGTGATAATTCCTTAATTATCAACGACAGAGATCCATATGATTGGTTTTGTGATGACAACTTAGCCATTGTTTGTAAGCTTGTTAAAAATGATAAGCAGAACTTAGATTCTAGGCATCCATCAGACCATAGCCCATACAAGGCCATAGCGGTGTCCATAAGGCCGTATTGCGTAGAAAGGGAGGCCATAGTACCAGAATGGTGCCCGAAGCTCAATATGGGGGCCGTATGATCCCAGAACCGATATTTATAATCCTAATTATGTTTATGTCACTATACTATCTGTATAGAATTATAGAAATATGTATAGAAATAATAAGCCCAAACAAATTCGATGGAACATGGAAATGTTGCCCTGAGTGTAAATGTAAAGGTACGATAAAGGACATGGATGACTTTATTGAAGATGGGTATCGTGTTTGTGAAAAATGTGAACAAGAATGGTATACGAGCGTGGATTATTCAAAATAAAGGATATTGGTATGGAAACATTTAAAATTGGTGATAAAGTTGTAATAGATTCGGAATGCACATGTCCTACTTGTACAAAATTAGAAGGATCTATTTGCATTATAACAGATATCTTAGGCAGTGGAGAAATATTTTTAGACATAGGCGAAGGGGATGTTTGGGATTGTGGGCATCTTAAACATGCAAATAAATGGAGAGATATATTGATATGAAAAATAAATGGCGGGATATAACTATATGAAAAATAAATTTAAAATAGGTGATAGAGTTATAGTGACTCCAATATGCACTTGTGATGTATGCCTTGAAATAAAAGGACAAATTGCTAAAATAATAAAAATTACAGATTCTGACAAAAATTTCAAATTAGATATAGGTGGCGGTCTTCCTTGGGATGAAAGTTTTGTAACAAAATATAACATATGGGAGGATATAACCATATGAAAAATAAATTTAAAATAGGTGATAAAGTTATATTAATCGGGCATAAAAATTTCAGTCTTGAAGTGTATGATCGTAACCCTTTATGGGAAAAGTATAAAATTTCTGGAATTGTAGCTGGTACACACCAATCAACATATGGTATACAAGTTAATTGGGATAATGGGTGCCAAAACTATTATAACACATTAGAACTTAAGATATATGATAAATGGGAGAAAATAACCATATGAAAAATAAATTTAAAATAGGTGATAAGGTTAGGCATAAAAATTTTAATCGTGTCGGCACTGTTACTGAAATATGGGGACACCTTGATATGGTGTCCATTTCAGATAAAAGAGATTATATAATGCATTGGAATGTTATTAATTTAGAACTTGAAAATAAATGGGAGGCTATTTGTATATGATGATATTAATTGTGTTTTTGTGGGTCATAATTGGTTTAATTATTGGTGTGGCTGAGTCGTATATTTATAGTGGAGATTTTACTTTATCAGACATGTTTTTATATGGTTTTTTTGGGGTGGTTGGTTTCTTTGGCGTTATAGTACATTGTGTTGGTTATTTTATTGCTATGGTGCGAAAAATCATGTCACGCTCTTGTTAAGCACCATTATCCGCTACAAAAACATGAAGGAGGAAAGGATATTGTTAGGATATGTGGAAAGTGCCATAATGATTATCATAATTTATAATAGGAAAGAAACATGACAATAATAAGAGCAATAAGAAATAGCGAAAATCCGTATGTAATTGTAAATAAAGTTGCCTTAAATGATAAAAGGTTAACATGGAAAGCAAAGGGTATATTTTGCTATCTACTTTCCATGAGTGACAATTGGGAATTTTATCTATCTGAGCTTGAAAAACATGCAAACAATGGTAGAGATTGCTTGTCGTCTGGGATTAATGAGTTAGAAAAATATGGATACATTATAAGAAAAAGAGACAGGGACAAAAATGGTTTATTTAAGGGCATAACATGGGAGGTAATAGAAAGCCCAAATCTGTCCCATCCAAAAACGGGTTATCCGGGATTGGATAAACCGGAATCGGATAAACCGTTTACGGATAACCCGCAGCTAATAAGTAATAATAATATAATAAGTAATGATAGTAATATATATACAGAAAATTCTGGTTCTGAATTTGGATTTGTTGAAACCAATGAACTAAAGAAATTAAACACACCAAAAGAATTTAGAGCTATAGTTATAAAACATTACAGAAAACAACTCCAACTATATCCAAACCAGATTACAAGAAAGGAAAGATTACAAGAAAGCAATATAGTACAATCCACTGAAGATCTATACAAAGTCTCCAAGAAATTCGGCTACGATGTTGAAACAATTGAGAATATGTTAGAGTTTTCTTTAACAAATGATTTCTGGCAGGATAAAACAACATCATTACTTTATAAAAATTTAACAGATAGATGGAAAAATGGCGAAATCAAAATTGATGCTTTAAATACACAATATAAAAATAGTTTAAAATTTAATAAAGATGCAAAGTATCATAAGCAAATAGACTCCAAGACAGAAACTGAAAGAATTGAAAAATATGGAACCCAATATATGGTTAAAGATTTATAAAATAATTTTAAAAGGAGGCTGTTATGGATGAAAGTAAATATCAAAAATTAAAAATAGAAGACGTTACAGAGATACCAAATGAATCAGGCCACTATGAAATATATAAAAACAATTATTGGATATGCAAAGATGGTTTTATATATTTGTACAAAGGGAGTCCAATGTGTAATTCTGACTACGGAGTTTCAAAGTTATTTGTTGATAATAAAAAATTCCCAGGCAACGAAATAATATTTTTAGAAATTGTATTTTTAGATCACGATTGTCATAACTATGTATATTAATAAGGAATAAAAATGGATACGAAACAAAAAACCAGAGATTATAAATTTAAACATGGATTAAGATCAGCAAAGCTTATTAATATTCCAAAGAAATTAATGAAAGCTGATTTAAACGAGCATTTTAATAATAAAGAAAACTATTATTTAGATATAAAAAATGGTGGTGGTATGTTGCTATTTGGTGATACTGGAACAGGTAAATCCTTTTTAGCATCTGCAATAGCTAAACATCATTACATATGGGATGAAATAAAAATAAGGTTTATTGATATTCCAGATTTTATTTTTAAGATTAAGGATTTTAATAATGTTGATGATTTTTATGATGATTTGTTAGAGTCTGAATTGTTAATTTTAGATGATCTTGGTTCTGAGTTTTTTACAGATTGGACAGTGCAAAATGTCGGATACCTGATTAATAAAATTTATTCTAATGAGATCAGTTGTGTAATAACTACCAATTTAAGCCCTGATGAGATTAAAGCAAAATACGGTGATCGCATATGGAGTCGTATTGATGCTATGTGTGACAATAAACTACAACCAACGACAGTTAAGAGAGGTAAATAATATGAATATGCAAAGGGTACGCAATGTTTTAACATATGGGCAACATTATGAACGATTAATAAGCCGTCAAACGTATGAAGAATATGCAACTAATAATGGAAAAATGGGAATCATTTTTAAAAAATTTAAAGTCTAAAACAAAACAACAAAAGATATGGCATCAAATAACCATTTAAAACTTTAAAGGAGATAATATGTGTGAATATTGTGAATCAGAAAAAATCATCTTTGAACATGATACTATATCACCAAGATCATGGGGATGGGGCGGTGATACCAAAATAACTGAATCTCAAGCTACGACAGATAAATATGGTGTTTTTATAGACACAAGAGGGGTTCTTAGACTTGCTGACCTTGATGATTGTAACTGCCTTGAACATGGAAAATATGTGAAAATAGCTTTCTGCCCATTTTGTGGCAAAGAAATTAAGCAAACATTTTAAGGAGATAAAACTATGGAAGACAATTTCAGCTATGCAAAAAACGAACAGAAATTGTGGCTTAAGTGGAAAGATCAGCATGTATATTTTTTCTATTATGACGAAGATGCAGACAGGGTAACAGTCAGACTTGAAAACGGAGAACTATACGAATACAAAATAGACGGAAGAAACCCAGAGGGACGCAAGCAACTATATTGGGACAAGCCAACATAGAACTAATACACGACTCAGGGGGTCAAATAGCTTGCTGGTGACGTTCAAATTAATTATTGGTACATTGGTATCAAATAGTGTTTAGAACGTCACCAGCAAGCTAATATTTAGAAGTAGAATATAGATTTTTATTTAATCTATATAGAATCAAAAAAATAACCAGCTTTTTAAAACTTTAAAAGGAGAAAATATTATGGACGAAAATGTAGAAATGGATTATGTGTATATTCCAAAAAGTATAGCAAAGCAACTTAAAGACTTAGACAATGCAGATGAGCAAGAAAAAATTGTTAAAAAGATTATTGATAAAAAGAAATTAGACATGGAGTATGAAAATGAGCTATTAGAAGATAGCCTTTTGCAGTTTAAACATGTGTGCCTTAAACACAAAATAGAGTTACAAAAAGTTTATGATGATCAAGAAAAGAAGCTATATGATATGTGGGAGAGTATGGGTGACGTTCGTAGCAAAATAAGCGCAAATGCTAAAGATCTTTGCAAAGAAATAAACATTATAAGTAGTGAAGTTAGCTCATTAAATAGGAGCGTCACCACTTTAAAATCCAATATTGGTAATTTAAATTTATATGCCGCTGATAAATTCGCAAGCGTTATTAGACTTGTCCATGATATGAATGATGGAACCAAAGCTATGTTAAAATCTTTCTTTGAAAACTTTAAAAAGGAATAAATTATGCCAAGTATTGATATTGAACGTGAATTAGAAGAAAGACGTAGAAGATTGTACAATTACAGAGATTTTGATAGAGTACTTTCATTATCGTACTATCATAATAATTTGGACAACCTTGTTTACAGGGCATTTGGGCCAGAAAAACAAAATGTATGGCATAAAATAACTATTTAAAGTTTTAAGAGGAGAGTAAATTATGATATTGCAACAAATACCTATGTTTATAGAGAAAAGGTTGAGGAAACAAGGCGTATTACAGCAAAGTTAATTGAGGTTATGACGGAAGTGTGGGATGCTGGTGGGTATTTTACAGAGGGCACTCTTAAAAATATGTCTGCGCATAATTTAATTTGCACATGTCTAACGAATAAAATTGATATAGATTTTAAATTTTATAAAAATAAAGAAAGCGAAGATTTAAAACTTAAAACTTATATTAAAGCGATTATTGAAGTTTTAAAGGAGGAGAAATGAGATTACCAGTGATATACAAGGATCTAACTCCAAGAATGAGATATATTGTTAGAAGTGAATATATCGAACAACAAAATGGTTTGTGCTTTCATTGTAAAGAGTCGCTAAATGGTAAACCATCTAAAAGTGTATTGAGGTTGCATATTAAAACTTCATTGTTTCCACCTAATTTTTTTAAATACCCGATACACTTACATCACGATCACGATACAGGATTAACCATTGGGGTTGTTCATAATCGATGCAACGCTGTACTTTGGCAATATTATGGTAAGTAAGGAGAAATAAAATGGAAAACATAATAAATAACGTAAATGAATTATTACAAGAAAGACATCCAGGTGGAAAATTATTATACTTAATTAAATTTGGTTCACACTTATACGGAACAGACACACCAAATTCAGATTTAGACATCAAAGGAATATTTGTTCCAAGTTTTAAAAGTATAGTTATGCAGGACAGGGTGAAAGGCACATCATTTTCAACTGGTGACTCTGTTGGCAAAAATACAAATGAAGATATTGATATTGAACTTTGGTCTATACAAAATTGGCTCAATATGGTCGCGAAAGGCGATACTGGAGCATTGGACCTTTTGTATTCTTTTACAAACCCTGATTCTATTATTTTTAAAGATGACATTATGGATTTATTATTTAAAGATCCATTGAAATTATTCAATCCTAAAAATACGAAAGCTTATGTTGGATATTGCATAGGTCAAGCTAAAAAATATGGTGTTAAAGGATCAAGATTAGGAGTGATTAAAAGGGTTTATGAGTGGGTTGATAAATATATATCTGATAATGGTAACCTTGATAGAGGTTTAAGGTTATACAGTATTATGGATAACATTTTAGATAATTTTGGCGATTCATCATATTGTTTTTCAAAAATAATAAAAGCTAAAAAAGGCACCGAATTTTATTACAATGGTGACAGGCAGTTATTTTTAGTTTTATGCGGCAAGATGCATCAAAGCAATATAACCATAAGTGAATTTTATATGAGACTCAAATCCCAATATGAAATATATGGTGAAAGGGCTAAATTGGCAGAACAAAACAAAGGTTTAGATTATAAAGCTTTGTCACATGCTTTAAGGTGTATAATTCAGTGTCAATATTTGTTGACTATGGGTGAAATTAGATTCCCTTTTAGTGGAATTGATTTGGATAACATTATGATGGTTAAAACTGGCAGACTGTCATGGAAAGAAATTGAACCCTTGATAGTTAAAGGTTTAAAAGATGTTAATGAATTACAAAAGTCTTCAACTATTTCTGGAAAAAGAAATGAGAAATTTGTTTACAATGTAGTCGAGATGTGCTATAGGTAGTTTTACTATTATATATCAAAAAAATAACCAGCTTTTTAAAACTTTGAAATGGAAAAAGGAGGACGTGACATGAAAAAGAAAACAATTAGCACAATAGGCTACAATCAAATTGAAATAATACAAAACATCATCGAGCTGCATGTGCCTCAAGGCTTTATCGATTTAGACCCTACTTATTCAAGGGGTGTTTTTTATAAAAAAGGCTTACTAAAAGATCCAGAATATAAATTTGATCTAATCCCACAAACAAGCGACACAACACAATCATGCGTAACAGATTTACCAATGGATGATAATTCTGTAAACTGCATAATGTTTGACCCACCTTTTATTATGGGAGGAAAGATTAAAGATAATTGTAAAGATGGAAGTTGCATAATAGGAAAAAGATTCTCGTATTTCAAAAACCCAACAGAACTCCTATCTTTTTATAGAGCTTCGTTGTTAGAACTTTATAGAATTTTGGATAGTGATGGTGTTTTGATATTTAAATGCCAAGATTGTGTTGTGTCAGCAAAAAATTGCATGAGCCATGCCGTTGTCATGAAGCAAGCTTACGATATTGGGTTTTACCCAAAAGATCTGTTTATTCTTCTTGCTAAAAGTAGACTTATATCAGGCAAAGTAAAAAAACAACAGCATGCCCGTAAATTTCATAGTTATTTTTGGGTTTTCGAGAAAAGAAATAGCAAATTAGATTACAATGATCTTATAGGATAAATATGAAAATATATAACAATGAAATAGATAAAAGAAAATGTGCAAAAAGAACAATTATCGCAGTAATTGTAAATAACGGAAAGTATTGGGTTGGTTCTAATTGGTGCAACAAACCACAAGATATCTGTCCAAGGCAAGACATGAAAACTGGTGAAGGGTATGGATTATGTGGTAGCATATGTGAGCAAAATTCACATGCCGAAGTAGATGCATGTCGCAAAGCTGGTGCAGAAGCACGAAATGGCGCTTTGTTGTTGTTTAACCATTATTATTGTTGTGATAATTGTAAAGAAGTTATAGATGGGCATGGTATAAAATCTGTAATTGTGGTTGATGATGGGAAAATTTAAATATTTTAAAACTAAATTGGGGTAAACATGAACATAAAAAAACGAAAGCCAAGCCTTGCAGAGGTTGACACAGAAAGACGCATATTAACTGGCATGATAGTTAATTCAGAGTTTCTTGAAAATATGTCTTCAATTTTTACAGCAAGTTTGTTCAAACAAGATTATATGAACCAAATTGGCATTTTCTGTATAGATTTTCATAAGAAATATGGCAAGAGTCCAAATCGCCATATAGAATCTATATTTGACAAGATGAACATATCGGAAGATAAGACAAAACTTGTTGAGAAATTCCTATATACTTTATCTGATGAATACGAGTCTTCAAGTTTGGATTCTGCCGATTTTATGTATGAAGAAGCAATTAATTATTTCGAGCGATTTAAAGTTTTAAATGTCGCCAATAAAGCTGAGAAATTATTAGTAAGTGGTAATATTGAAGAAGCTCAGAAGGTGATTGGTGATTATAAGCCTGTGGATGCGGTTAAAATAGATAATATTGGAGTATATGATCCTCGCATAGCTGTGTTTTCAGATGAGGTTAGAGATCGTAATTTCTTGTTTAGACCGCCTGGAGACTTTGGTGATTTCATAGGTAATGTTAACAGAAAGGAATTAGTTGCAGCAGTAGCAGCATCTGGAATTGGTAAGTCGTGGGTTTTACAGTATTTATCTGAAATTGCAACGCTACACGGTGAAGATACCCTATTCATATCTATGGAGATGGGTTCCAATCAGATGCTTAGTAGGTATAGGTCTTCTATTATGAGAAGGCCTATAGATTTAGTTGGAAACGACTTTTTAATGTCTGAATGGGATTGCTATCACAACCAGATTGGCACTTGTAACAATTTTAAAAAGATAAATAAAATTAAACTTTATCGAGATGGTAAATTACCAAGTTTTGAAGGCTCACCAATTTCCTATAGAACGTGTACGTTGTGCAGGGGTAGCAATGAATTTGAACCAGCTATATGGTATAAAAAGATTTATAAAAAAAGCATAACGGATGAAGATTTTGAGAAATTTATAAAGAAGTCGAAACCTATTATGGCAAGGCGTGGTAAAATCCATTTCGCTGAGTTTCCTATGGATACGTTAAGTATTGATAAATTTAGGTCATATTTAAATCTTTTAAAGTCGAAATATAACTTTAACCCAAGTTCAATATTTGTAGATTATGCTGATAAGATGGAAAAAAGTAACAACAACCAGTATAGACACCAGATAGGCCAAATTTGGGGTTTTTTAAAAGCGTTGGCTCAAGAATTAGATGTTGCATTGATAACAGCGAGTCAGTCCAATACATCAAGGAACCCATATAAAAATATTGACAGAGGGGCATTAGAGGAGAGTATTTTGAAATTAAATTTATGTGATAAAATGTTTTCAATAAATCAGACACCAGATGAACGTGAATATGGCAAATATAGGTTTAGAATGATGAAACAGAGAAGTTCTGATTATTCATTGATAAAAGAGTTGCATGTTATTAATAATTTAGCTCTTGGTAGAGCTTATGTTGATGGGGTTATAGCAAACATACCAAAAGAAGAGCTAAGTAAATCGAAGAAGGAGCAAGAGAAATATGACAATAAATAAAGAAGACCTATTGACACAGGAAAAATTGAAAGAATTGTTACACTATAACCCTGATACCGGATTATTCACTTGGCGTGAACGTGTCGGTGATAGTCAAGGTGTTAAAATGTTTAATGGTAGATTTGCAGGTACGGTTGCAGGGCATGTGTGGCACACAATAGGAGGATTAAACATTATAGGCAAATAAATATTACAATTACAATAAACAAAAAACACTATACATTCTTAGCCCATAGGTTAGCATGGCTTTATATGACAGGTGAATGGCCCGAAAAGCATATAGATCATATAAACGGAGAGGCAACTGATAATAGATTTGTTAATCTGAGAGATGTTGCCCATGAAGAAAATAGTAAAAATTTAAAAATTAGATATGGCAATACATCTGGGTTTACTGGTGTAAATTTGCATAAAATAAAATATAAAGATAAAATTTATGAGTATTGGTTAGCGCGAATAATGGTTGATTATAAAAATATTAAAATAGGGCTATTCAAAAACAAACAAGACGGCCATAGACGCACGAAAAAGTGCGAACATTAAATATGGGTTCCACGAAAATCATGGGGAAAGATAAAATAATACTTGACAAACTATAAAATACGTGTTAATTATATTTAAACTTAAAGAAAAGGAGAACTAAATGATAGAAATTTTACCAACACTTTATTCCAAAGCATCAAATGGGAAAATTAAACGATGGTTAGTATCTGCCATATTATTAGAAGATGGTACGGCGATATTGAGAAAAGAGCATGGGTACGCAGATGGGAGGCAAATAACGTCAGACAAGAAGATAAAAACTGGCAAAAATATCGGACGTTCAAACGAAACGACTCCATTTGAGCAAGCTTTATCAGAGGCAAAGTCTGCTTTTAAGAAGAAGACAGATATCGATTCAAGGGAGACAATTGAAGAAGCTCAAAATCTTAAAATATTGCTACCTATGTTGGCTCAAAATTACAAAGATCACATGGATAAAGTTACATTCCCATGTTACGCACAGCCTAAACTTAATGGAGTTAGGTGTTTAGGAGATGTTAAAACTGATGTTGATTTTAAGAGCAGAAAAAACAAGAGTTATAATAGTACATTACAGCACTTGGTTAAGCCATTAAAAGATATGGGTAGCAATTGGGTAGCAGATGGTGAAATATTTCACCCAGATATGACATTTCAAGAGATTATTAGAAGGGTTAAAAAATATAGAAAGGGTCAATCTGAAAAATTGCAATTTTGGATTTATGACATAATTGATGAGAATAAGCCATTTACTGAAAGGCTTGATGACCTTATGGGATTTTTTCTCAGCACTAATCATGAAACACGCGGTAATTTAGTTTTCGTTCCAACTTTACAAATAGATAGTCATGAGGAATTAAAGCGCCTACATGATGAATATGTCGTAAATGGTTACGAGGGTTTAATAATTAGAAGTAAAGAAGGTATGTATAAACTTGGTAAAAGAAGTTTCGATTTACTTAAATATAAAGAGTTTTTCGATCAGGAGTTTGTAATTATCGGTGGTCAAGATGGTCACGGAACAGACGAGGGCTGTGTTACCTTTATTTGTCAAAATCCTAAAAATGGTGAGACATTTGATGTAAGGCCAAGAGGTACGGTTGAAATGAGGAGAGAATGGTTTAAAGATTTAGATAATATAGTTGGAAAAAGGTTGACTGTCAGATATCAGGAATTGTCTGAGGGATTGCAACCAATTTTTCCAGTCGGTTTGGCAATTAGAGACTATGAGTAATAACAGGAGATAAATAATGCAAAGAAAAACAATACAGAAATCACTAAACAAAAAGTTTAACGATTGGCTAAAAAGTATCAATGATGAAGATCTAAGAAAAAACATCAAAGAAAACACCATTATTACTGGTGGATGTATTACATCTATGTTTTTAAAAGAAAGAATTAATGATTTTGATGTTTATTTTACAAACAAAGATACACTATTAAAAACGATGAACTATTATGTTAACATATTTTTAGAAAATAATAAAAACTGGTTAAGAGGCACAAAGGGCATTGACGTTCAAGAAAGCAGTGATGGTCAAGATGTTAAGATTTTTATAAGATCGTCTGGATATGCAAAAGGCGTTGCGTCAGACAAGCCATACAATCCTGTATTTTTAACAGGAAACTCAATAACATTATCCAATAAAATGCAAATAGTTACAAGATTTTATGGTGATGCAGAGGAAATTCATTCAAATTATGATTTTGTACATTGTACTAATTATTGGACAAGTTCTGATGGTAAACTTTATACAAATGTTGATGCTCTTGAAGCCATATTAGCTAAAACACTTTACTATCAAGGTTCCAAGTTCCCATTATGCTCAGTTATCAGAACAAGAAAGTTTATAAAAAGAGGATGGAAAATAAACGCAGGTGCTTATCTTAAAATGTGTTTTCAAATATCTAAAATGGACTTAACAGATGTTGATGTTCTTGAAGATCAATTAATGGGTGTTGATTCAGCATATTTCTCTTGGCTTATAAAAATAATGAAAAAAGACATGAAAGATGATCCAGATTTTAGTGTAGATAATGAATATATTTGCAAACTTGTTGATAGAGTGTTTAATTAAAAGGAGAAATAAAATGGATTTTAAAATTACAACAATTAAAGCAGTAGACATACAGGACGCATGGTTTCAATGTATCAGTAAGATTGTAGATGATGGGTTCAGATATGAAATAGAACATGGTTCGTATGTTGGTCAGACTAGATTAGAATTTGATCAAATAACAATTTACATTGATAAACCATATTCAGAACCGTATGATTCTATGTTACCACAAATACCATCACATTTAAACATCCCAAACCCTGTTGCAAATGGGTATATTGAACAATATATGCCATACCTCATGACAGATACCATTGAAGACAGTGAGCAATATACTTATGGTAGCAGGATAAACGAATATTTATGTGGCTACCCACATAGGGGCGATGTAGAGTATTGTTGGTCTGGTGGTCAAGTTGACTATTGGATTAACCAGCTAAAGAATACAAAAAATACAAATCAAGCAATATTGCAAGTTGGACAACCTAATGATTGCTTTCTTGATGATCCTCCATGTTTACGTCAAATTGATATGAGAGTCAAAGACAATAAACTAATCTTCTACCCATATTTTAGAAGCTGGGATTTGTACGGAGGTTTTCCTGCAAATTTAGCAGGAATTGCAGTTTTACAGAAATATATGGCAGACGAAATTGGTGTTGAATCTGGCCCTATATGCGCCAGTAGTAAGGGTTTGCATATTTATGGATATGTTGAAGACCTTGTTAAATTGAGAGTGGGCAAATAATGCTAACTAAATATAATATGGATAAAGAATATGTTAGTATGCATATCGAAGAAGGTAAAGAGTTCATGGGTGTGTCATGTGAAAATTGTCATGTCAAGGTAAATATGTTAAGGCCACAAAAATTGTGAATGTGGAGCATATAACATATTGATGGATGGGCACTTTACAAAACCGTTCTTTGCGCCTGATTTTGGCCCTCCTGCAAGTATTATAGAATTTGAGGGGAAATTTAATAAAATATTTGATGATTCACTTTATATGTCGTAAAAGGAGGTTGATATGATAAAATTATTAAGACAAATGCTTGGTATTGGTGAGAACTTTTGTGTAGACTGTAGATACTTCAGGGCGGAAACAATTTGTGGTCATAGATGCACACACGACTACAGAAAGTTAAAGTTTGTAGACCAAGTGACAGGAGAGAGGCGCAGTTATGATAACGATTGTACCTCTGTAAAACAACGGTATTGCAGATTACATGAACCAATGAAAACAAAAATAGATATTATAATTTAACGGAGGTTAACTATGAAAAAAAGATTATTGATAGATTTACCATTTGGCAATTTAAATAGAAATCGTGTTTTAACAAAAACAGGGTGTTCCTTCTATATTGATAATGGCGCAACTATATATAAAGATGGTGGAATGTCGAGCAATGCTAGGAGCGTGTTTACAGATAAGGAATCAGAAATACTTGAAGCGATTTGGGAAAATGAAAAATGGTTTGTTGAAGCTACTTTTAATCATTTAGAGATTGAAGCATCAATTGATAATATTAAAATAAATTTTGACTCTTTAGACTTAGAAGACGTTCAAACGTTAGCAAGAGGAATAAAGCACTGTTTAATTATGCATTATGGTCAAGACTCTGAGAGTTATGTGTGGGACAAATTTAAAGATTTTACAATTAGTATTAAATAACTATTGACAAATGGTATTATATGTGCTAAACATATATTAAACAATAAACAAAGGAGGAAAAAATGGAACTAAGTAAAGACAATATCGACTTAACATGTAACGAATTAATAGGATTATTTGATGGTGGGGATGATTATGACCCAAATACCGATGATGAGAAAACTGTAAAAGATTTAATCATTGACATGTGCGGTGATCTATACGATACAGATATATTGACCGCTGAGTCAGCATGGGTTATTAATAAAATTGGTGTACCAATCCCAAGTGCTACATTAATAGACCTTGGGATTACAAGTATAGATGATTATAATTTTGATATTAAATCAGATATCAAAGAAGAGATTAAAAAAACTGAGATTATTGAAGAAGACATTTCAGCAATTGAAAATGATGAGACGTATACCGAAAATACAGATATGGTTGCTATATCTCAAATTAAGTTTAAAGAGATTTTAAAGCTATTAAAGCCAGGAATCGGTACTAAAAACTCAATGGTTAATAATGCGACACATGTAATATTCGATCATGACACAGTAATGAGTTTTAACGGGGAAACGACAGTCTTCCATCCATTTATTACAAGAGTTAATGGGTCAGTACCTTATAACTATTTGGTGGCTATTGTGGGCAAATTTGGGCCTAATGACATTATTGAAATAAGCTCATCTGCTGATATTTTAAAGCTTTCATCTGGTAAAAGTGAGTTTACATTAATATTGGATTGTACATCGCCACCTGATTTTGATATTCAGGCATTAGATTGGATGGAATTACCAACTGATTTTTTAACTGGTTTAGAAGTATGCCATGATTCAGCGCATGATAGTGAAGATTTTGGTATTATTTCATGTATTAAATTTAGAATGGATAGTCTTGTTGCTTTTGACAATATCAGTGCTGTAAAATATATCATGGAAGACTCAATTCCAGATACAGTTTTTATTCCAAAGAAGATAGCAAAGTTATGTTACACCAAATTTGAGCCAAATATGGTAGCTGTTAATGAGTCATGGATTTTATTTAAAAACAATGAAGGTGTTGCAGTTGGTGGACAAACAATGTTTGGGGATTACCCAACTACAAAAAGCTTCTTCAAAAAACCAACAGCCGAAGTATTTAAATTTAATCAGAAACATTTTGCAAGTTTACTTGAAAGAGCTTCAATAGTTGCTGATGAAGATGATAATAACAACAAGAAAATTGAAATTGAATTATTCCCGTTGAAATTGACTTGTAGAGCTGGAAATGGTGTTGGTATGTTTCAAGAAGATTTGGATATTAATTATACTGGTGAACAAATGGTCTTTAGTGTTATACCAAAGACACTTATTAATATAATTAAAAATACTGACGAGCTATTTTTAACAGAAAATACAATCGGATATGAAACTGAAAATGTTCTTGGCACAGTAAATATAATTAAATAGAGGCTATCATGAAAAAAATAAAATATATAGTAGAGGAAGGAAAATGCAAAACAAAATGTAAGATATGCGATGGTAAGTTTGTCGGCGGTGGTGCGTCATGTTATACATGCCCAAATTTTATAAGCAGAGATATGAATAGAAAAACTGTGGCCTGTAAGAAATATTCATGGTGGACAATTATTGTATGAGGGATAAAAGATTTAATAAAAATACAAGGATAGTTGGTCGTGGGACATTATGTGATGCTGATAATTTTTATAGAGTTGGTCAAGTATGTCTTATATGCGGTTATCGCGTTGGTATAAATCACCACAATGTATTTTGCAACTATGTAAAGCCAAATAAATGGTCAGAGATAACAATATAGAAAGGTAAAAAAGTAATGGCGAATTTAAAAAGAAAAAACAATAAAAGAAAAATTGATAGACAAATTAAGGAGATTATTAAAATAACAGAGTGTGAAAATTGTCAGAAATTGAATAGTAAGTACAATAGAATATTATCTCATTATTCTGATATTGTTCATCATGTTTTAGGTACTTATAAAGAGGATGATGTTTTAATAGGTATTTTAGATGATATAGTAAGTGATTTTACGAAAGTTAGAAAAAACCCAAACTATAAGGTAGATAAAAAATGAAAACTAACATAATGTTCGATATTGATGGAACCTTAGTTGACTTTTTAACAGTTTTAGAGACTATTATAAAGTCTATGTATGGGGCAACATTGTCGGACAAATCAAAATTTAAAATCACAGGGTTGCTACCTAATGGCAATCAGTTAAGCTTAAAGAAAATAAGTAAAGCGATTGATGAGACTATGCGTTGTATTAGTTTGATGAAACCTATGGATGGTGCTGTTGAGTTCGTTCAGGAGTTGCATAAGGCCACTGGTGAACCGATTCTACTTGTAACAGCCAGAGATAAAAGACATGCTAATTACACGAACGAATTGATTAGCAGATATTTTGATGTTCCATATTTTTTAGCTATGGTTGATAGTTATAAAGACAAACTTAGTTATATTGCTGGTGTTGATTACTATATTGAGGACAGGCGCGCTTGTATTAATTATTTATCAGGAAACGGTAAAAAAGTGCTTGCTCCCATCAGGCAGTATAATGTGATTGATAACCCTAATGGCAATATTGAGTTCTTTGATAGCTTTGTGGATCTTATGCCAAGAATAAATGAATTTGTGAGGTAATATGAGAAAATATATAAGGCTTGAAGTAAAAAATTATATTTGTAACAAATTGCAGTTTCCTAATAATGGTGATGGTGTATATGCAAACAGGATCATTGTTAAAATGGATAAAAAAGGCCCAAGATATGAAATTATAGCAGACGAGTATAGCAAGTGGACCATTGACCGATATACAACGTGTTTAAAAATTATGGAATCATTAAAGAACAAATGGAGGGAAATATGCACATAAAAATTGATTTTACAGTCGATGAGCTTGGTTCTGAAATTTCTTTAGTGACAGATCACGGTGCCTTTAGAATACCGTATTGCTCTGCGAAAATAAATATTGAGAACAATGAAATAGCAACTTGTATGCTTGAGGTAGAGATTAAAGAGTTGGTTGCAAATATCCCAATTGATGAATGTAACTATACAATTGTTAAAAGGGATGAGAATAATGCATAATAACCAATTTTGTCAACTACACAATCATAGTTATTTCAGCACATTAGATGGGCTACCGTCACCTGAAACCTATGCAAAGCGGGCATCTGAAATGGGTTATCAGCATCTTGGGTTGTCGGATCATGGCTCAGTGTCAGGACTAATAGAGCATCAAAAAGCGTGCGAAAAATATAATATTCATCCCGTGTTAGGTTGCGAAGGCTATCTAACCCAACATATGCATATAAAGCAAAAGGGTGTAAAAAATTCCCACATAAACTTTTTCGTGAAAAATGCAAAAGGTTGGGGTACCCTAATGCGTTTAATGACTATATCGAATAATATTGGATTTTACTATAGAGCCAGATTGGATTTTGATTTGTTGCTAAATACAGATCTAGATGGTTTAATAATAACAACTGCATGCGCTGGAAGTTTCATAAACTTAGAAGGTGGCATTGATTTCTTCTGGAAACTTCATAACAAAATTGGTGATAATTTATATATAGAAATAATGCCACATAGAATAGATATGCAAAAAGATATACACAGCGCGATTACTAAACTTGTTGAAAAAGATCTCTCATTAGAAAAACAGATAATTGGGACAAATGATAGTCATTATGCATTGAAGGATGATGACATAGCTCAAGAAGTTCTGTTAGCTGTAAACAGAAGGGCTAAATGGGATGACCCTAAGCGTTTTTCATTTGGTTTCAATGGCTTACATTTGCGTTCCGCTTCTGAGATGCAGATCGAATTCAGAAAGCAAAACCATTTTGACATGGATGTTATAAATAATTCTTTGACAAATACTATTAACTTAGCAGAAAGATGTGAATTTATAATACCAAAAAAAGAAATATGTTTACCGGCAGTACAGTATAAAGAAGAAATATCAGAAGATGACAAAGTATATGGTATAGCGTTGGAAGGGTATAAAAGGATATTTGGTGGTGAATTAGTAGATGGAGAGTATAAAGAAAGACTTGATTTTGAATTTGCTCTATTGAAAAGTAAAGGGTTTCTAAGATACTTTCTATTAGTGTGGGATTTACTTGAATATTGTAAAAAAGATGGAATACCTGTAGGTCCAGGCAGGGGTAGTGTTTCAGGGAGTTTGCTTGCATATTTAATGGGAATAACAAAAGTTGACCCAATGGAGCATGGTTTATTTTTTGAAAGGTTTATAGCGATCGGAAGGGCAGATTATCCAGATATAGATCTAGACTTCGGTGATGTTAAAAGACATAAAGTTAAAGAGTATTTAGAAAAAACATATGGCTCAAATAGGATTTGTAGCATACCAACTTTTATAACTATTAAAGATAGAGGTGCTATAAGAGATGTATGTAGAGTTTTTGATGTGCCAGAAAAAGAGGTTGATGAGTTTGCAAAGTCTATATGGAGAGATGACACAATAAAATCTGCATGTATCAAGACACCTGTTGGTAGGGAATTTTATAAAAGCCATAGAAAAGAAGTTGACTTGGCTATGAAGTTAGATGGAACGATTAAGTCTATGGGCAGACATGCCGCCGCTTTAGTGGTATCTGGAGAAGATTTAACGCAGACTGATAAGACTTGCTTGAAAACAGTAAGCGGTATGGCAACTTCATGTTGGAGTATGAGCGATGCTGAGTATTGTGGGCTTATGAAGCTCGATGTGTTATCTTTAAATACGTTAACTGTCATAGATGAATGCGAGAGGCTTATAGGCGGTGGGTTTTCAGTAGATGATATACCGATGGGTGATAAAGATGTATTTGGTATGTTGGATTCTTGTAAACTAGCTGGAGTATTTCAAATGTCATCTCACACTTTTATTGATTATGTATCGGGAATGGGTGTTAGTAGCTTTAATGATATTGTTGCATCGTTAGCCCTTGTTAGACCTGGACCTATGGATAGTGGGATGTCAGATGATTATGTGAATAGAAAGCATGGGCATGATTGGGTCAAATCACATCCAATTTATGAAGAAATAACAAAAGATACATTTGGAATTTGTGTGTATCAGGAACAGATGTTACAAGTTATAAGTAGGTTGGCAGGATTGCCATTTGCTACTGCTGATAAGATTAGAAAAGTTATTGGTAAAAAGCGTGATGCTAAAGAGTTTGAGCCTTTTAAAATTCTGTTTATTGAAGGGTGTGCAAAAGAAAAAACATTCACCAAATCAGAAGCTGAGAGTTTTTGGGGAGGATTGTTAAAATGGAGTGAGTATGGATTTTCAAAAGCACACTCGGTTGCATATGGTATGATTGCATATTGGACAGCGTGGCTAAAGTATCACCATACAACAGAGTTTGTATGTGCACATTTAACTTATGCAAATGAGAAAGATGGTATTGTTAAGGAATCAAAGGGATTAGGTTATAAGTTTATTCCACCTAAAATTGGAATAAGTGGCCCTATCAAATGGGTCGCAGATGGTGACAAAATCTTTGCGCCTTTTGTGGCTATAATGGGAGTTGGTGAGAAGGTTGCAGATGCTATTGGTAAGCCAGTTAAGAGTCATAATTTCGGATTCTTTAAAAGAGGGACACCAAGAGCAAAAGGTAAGACAGAGGCTTTACTAAGGGATATTGGCGCATATGATAAGAATGATGTGCCTTGGCAAATAAATGATTATATGGAAATGAAAATCTTTTAAAAAGGAGAATAAAATGAAATATCGTTATGAGTGTAAAAAATGTGGCTTTGTAGGAGTTAATAGTTATCACACAATTTGTTGTGGAAAATGTGGTTCGACAAGCTTACTGTTGAGTAGATTTAGGGATGAGGATGGTGGTGTAATTAAAGATATAAAAGTTCAAGTGGGTGGAAAGGACATATCAAAAAATGTAAAAATTGAATTATCAGGCAAAAAAGTAATTAAAATATTAAAACAAAAATTTATAGACATGCAAGCTGAAAATGAAAAATTAAAAAGTAAACTTGCAGAATCGGAAAGAATGAAAGCGTTTTATAGATCTTTTTCTGATGACTATGTGAAAAAACTAAAAACTATGGACCGTTTAGTAGGCGACGCGGTAAAAAGGGCAGATAAAAAAGTCCCAGATTTAGAGGACTATATAGCCAATCTGGTCCCAGAGTGTTCAAATTGCCACTGGAGAGACAACTATAATCAAGATTGGGGTACAAATATGTGCGATGGTTGTAAAATTTTAGATTTAAGTTGGAAACATAAATAAAGGAGGTTAAAATGGATGCTCATGGGGATATGTATGAAGAAATTGAATACCTAAAAGACCAACTTTTAAAAGCTAAGAAATATATTTTAAACCTTCAACCATATTGCAACAATTGTGAAAGTGATATGGTTGATGAGGACCAGTGCGAAGGTTGTAACAGAAAGGCTTTTAATTGGTCGCATCGAGAATTTGATTTAGATGAAGATTTTTAAAATAAAGCTTGACAAAAGGTATTTTATGTGTTAGGTTATATTTATGATTAACGAGAAACAAAATATCGGGAAGACAGCGGAGAGCGGACTGTGATTTGGATTCATGGCAACGGCTGGTGCAACTTCAGCCTTCCCGACCATAAATTGTGGTGGCTATGTTGGAATTGGTAGACATGGGAGGTTGTGGTCCTCCTGTCCTTAACTGGATGTGTGAGTTCGAGCCTCACTAGTCACACCATAATTTACTAAAAAGGATTTGCATGAATAAAGAAGATTTATTAACACCAGAAAAATTGAAAGAATTATTAAATTATGACTCTGATACCGGATTGTTCACTTGGCTGGAAAGGGTTGGTGATGACCGTTTTATTAAGATGTTTAACACAAGATATGTAGGTAAGGTCGCTGGATCTATATGACAAGATCGTAGTAGGGGAAATGTTGTTCGTAATATAAAAATTAATATAAGATTATATAATAAACTATATAGTTTTCAAGCCCATCGTTTAGCATGGTTGTACATGACAGGTAAGTTGCCTGAAGACCAGATAGACCATATAAACGGTGATCCCACCGACAATAGGTGGGAAAATTTAAGAGATGTTACTAATAAAGAAAATCAAATGAATAGAAAATTAGGGAGCAATAATACTTCTGGTTTTGTTGGTGTATATTGGGACAATTCACACGACAGGTGGAGATCTCAAATATGGCATAATAGTAAAAAAGTAAATATTGGATCATTTAAAAACAAACAAGATGCCATAGAAGCAAGAAAACAAGCTAATATCAAATACGGATACCATGAAAATCATGGTAAAAGGTAAATTTATAATAAAAGGAGAACAAAATGAAAGAAAATTACACTGAGATTATTTTACTGTTAGACAAAAGCGGTTCAATGGGATCTGTTTTAGATGATACAATTGGTGGATATAACCAGTTTATCAAAGACCAAAAGGACGCTGATGGCGAAGCTAAGTTCACTCTTGTACTATTTAATAATTTTTATAGGACCATCTATGATGCTATTGATATCCAAGAGGTGCCAGAGTTAACCACAGACACATATAAAGTAGGTAGCACAACAGCTTTATATGACACAATTGGATACTCTATAAGCAACTTAGGCAATAGACTTGCTAAAATGGAGGAGGCAGATCGGCCAGAGAATATTGTATTTGTTATTTTAACAGATGGGGCAGAAAACGCAAGTAGGGAAATGGATAGTGACTCAATTTTTAAAATGATTACGCACCAAACAGAAAAGTATAATTGGGACTTTGTGTTCCTTGGTGCTAATCAGGACGCTTTTAAAGAATCAGGAAAACTTGGTTTTTCAAAAGGGTCTACTATGACATACTCTGCTGGTGAAACAGTAAGCGCATTTGGTTCCATGTCAAGAGGTTTAAGTGAAACAAGAATGGGCAAGAGATCATCCGGTACGGATTATTTTAATGATGCTGATAGAAAAGTACAGGATGATGCGTTAAAGAAATAGTAAATGGTGGGCACGTCAATGATGACAAATAGTCTTGAAAACTATGGCTGGTAAAACCGTAGAGGGTTTGATTCCTTCGCCCACCGCCATCAACAAAAAAAGGAAGAAAACAATGTATCATAAAACACACAGACCAAAACACTTTAAAGAAATTATAGGAAAGGCAAATAAAATTGTTGCCAATACTATAGAGACTTTTATTGATAACGGTACTCTCAGTCATACTTTGCTTTTTAGTGGAATAAGAGGGGTCGGCAAGACAACAATTGGTAAATTAATTGCTGAGAAATTGGGTTGCACAACTGAAAATGTTAATGTATTTGAGCTAAACACAAGTAGCGATAGAGGTATAAATAAAGCAAGAGACATTATAAAAAATGCAGTATATAAACCTCATATCGGTGACAAAAAAGTATACATATTGGATGAGGTCCACCAAGTTACACCAGAATTCTCAGAGGCTATGCTACAGATAACTCAGGACACTCCAGATCATGTGTATTTTATTCTATGTACCAGTAAACCAGAAGAATTAGATGACGCATTACTTAGTAGGTGTGAAAAATATGTGATGAACCCTTGTAATAGCAGGGAGATTGCAAACTTGTTAAATAGAATTTGTAAAGAAGAAAAGTTAGAGGTTTCTAAAAAAGTCATAAATTATATATCTGCAAATTCTGATGGTGTACCAAGAGAGGCGCTTGTATCTTTACATCAGGTATCCAATCTTAATGAGGATGCGGCACTTACGCTATTACAAGAGGATGTTATTGATGAGAATGTTTTTATAAATTTAGTAAATGCGTTATGGAAAAAGAAACCTTGGAAAGCAACAAGAAACCTCGTTAAAAAATGTTCAAAAAAGCCAGAAGTTACAAGACATGGGGTCTTATCTTATGTGTCAACTTGTTTAATTAATTCAGATAAGGTTGATCCTCAATTGATGTTGATTTTTGATACATTCTCTCAAAGTTTTAAAAAAAGTGGTAGAGAAGGGTACAATGGATTGATTTTCGCTTGTGCAGTTTGTTTGGAAGGTGTTTAATTTGATAGGGTATAGTTTAGTCTGGTCTAAAACATCGGGTTTTGAACCCGTAATCATAGGTTCGAATCCTATTACCCTTGCCAGCATTATAAAGGAGAGTTTATGTATTTTTCACCAGAAGAAATAAAAGAAATTAGATTAAAATACAAAGACTCATTTAAATGTATTAAATCAAATACAATAATTACAAAGACCCAATGCGGTCTTAGAAACGGACATTTTAAATGTAGAAGCGAGGGGTGTGGGTATGTTGAAGGTGATAATTTGGATATTGATAGCGATATTGATAGCACTGTTGGCAACACCATAACAGTAAAGAAACTAAAATTAAAAAGGAGGAAAAAATAGTGTTAATAACAGAAGATGAGTTTATGGCAGATGTGGCGATTGACCCAGATCAGTTGGACGAACTCTGGATGATACAACCGCAAGTATTTGAAAAGTATTCACAGAATTATGCAGAAGTAATGATGAAAAGGGATAATTTCAAAATAGAGGTTGATGCGCTAAAATCAAAAAAGATGAAAGAAATTATGGATGATCCAACTAAATTTGGTGTTAAAAAGACAACAGGCGAAATCATGTCAGCTCTTCTTATGGAGCAAGATGATTATGTTGCAAAATTAAAAGAATACAACCAAATAAACCATGATTACAATGTCGCAAAGGATAGAAAAGAAGCAGTAAGACAGAAAAAAGATTCTCTTGAAAATATGGTTAAGCTATTTGGGCAGACATATTTTAGTGGACCGTTAGTTCCAAAGAAATTAGAATCTGGAGAAAGATACATATCAAAAAAAAGTAGTGAAGATAGTGTAAAAACAAGACGAGAATATAACTTAAAAAGGAGAAAGTAAATGGCAAACGCAAAAAGCAGGTACGCAAAACTTAAAGACAGAGCAAGACGTTCAGCAAACAATGTTGAGGACCGAAAAGGCGGGACAAAGAAGAAATATTTCTTCTTAAACACAGATCCATCAGTAGTTGGCGAGAAAGAAATTGAGTTTTTTAAACCAAAGTACACAACTGGTAGAAATAAGAATATCATTGATATTCTGCCGTACCCAATTACCCAAGGTTGGTATAAAGATCTTTTGGCATATAATAAAGATACAGTCGGCCTTGAAGAAGGAGATCTTGATTATAAACTTGAGGTTCCTGTTCATACTATTGGTGAAAAAGGGAATAAGAAACAATTCCTATGTCTAAGAGAAGCGCTTGGAAGAGAATGTCCGATTTGTAAAGAGATGTTTGAGTTTTACGGAAAGGACAATAAGACAAAAGATGATCAGGCTTATGCAAATTCCCTACAACCAAGATGGAGAGTATTCTATAACGTATTCGATTACGCAGAACCAGATAAAGGCATTCAGATTATGGAAATGGCTTTTAGTAACTTTGAGAAATTTCTAATGATGAGTTCTGGTCTAAGTTCTGATGGTATTGACGATGAGACTGATAGTGATCCAATTTATTTCTTCGAGCTTGAGGATGGAATGTCTCTAAAATTCTCAGGAATAAAAGATACATTTGGTACTATTGAGTATGTTAAGGTTGCAAGTTTCGATTTTGCTGATAGAAATGATCAGTATGACGATGAGGTTCTTGACCAAACATACCCACTTGATAAAATGTTACCTGTGCCAAGTTATAAAGAGGTAGCTGATGCGTTTTCTAATCAGTATGAAGATGATACTGACGAAGCGCCAAAGGACGAAGCGACTAAAGATGCACCTAAAGACGAAGCACCGAAAGATGACTTTAATGACTCTCCTGCTCCTGCATGTCCAGAGGGAGGAGTATTTGGTGCTAACTGTAATGAGTTTAACGAGTGTACGACCTGCGACGAAGAACTTTTTGATATGTGTTCTAAAGAACAGGTTAATCTTAAAGGCGATGAGAAAGTTGCAGATAAAGGCACAGAGGAACCAGTTAGAAAGAGAAGCTTTGGTTCTAGAGTATAATTAGTTAATTAATTAAAACGTTATGTGGATTTCGTTTTAAGACAGAAAAGGGTGTGGCGTTATGAGCGCCACACCCTTTTCGCATTTATGGAGGTTTTATATGAGTAAAGAAGTAAAAGAAAGTAAAGATGATTTATTTTTGTCAACAGGTAGTACTTTAGTAAATTGTGCATGTAGTGATAGACATGATGGAGGTTTTAAATCTGGAACAATTTCAACTGTTTGTGGAGGTTCGAGTTCTGGGAAAACAATTCTTATGCTAACAGCTATGGCTGAAGCTGCACATGATAAAAAGTTTGATGATTATAGGTTAATATACGATGATGGTGAGTCTGCTCTAAATTTTGACATAGAGAGGTTATTTGGCAAGAAAACAAAAGAGAGATTGGAATCACCGTTAGTTGGTGACGATGGCGTTCCAATTAATTCAAATACTGTTGATGATTTCAAAGCTATGTTGGTTAACTTGTGCAATAGTGGAGAGAAATTTGTATATGTGTTGGATTCGTTGGACTCTTTGACATCTAGTGAAGAAGTTGACAGAGAATTTAAAAATTCAATTAAGATAGCGAAAGCTATGGGTAACAGAGATGAAATTAAAGATATAAAAACTGGATACCAACTTGAAAAAAGTAAGAAAATTGGTCAGGCTCTTAGAAATATAAATAGCAAGATTAAAGAAACTGATTCCTTTCTAATTATTTTACAGCAGTTGCGTGTAAATATAAATCCTAATTATGGGGAACCAACTGAGATTACCTCTGGCGGAAAAAGCCCATTCTATTACTCGTCGCATCAAATCAGAATGAAAGCTTCATCAAAGATAAAAGTTTCGTCCACGGATGAAACACAAATAGGCCATAATACAAGGATTAATATTGTAAAAAATAAGATCACAGGCAAGAAAAGAGAGGCGGTTGTTTCAATTTATGAGTCATATGGCATGGATGATATTTCGTCTTGCTTAGACTTCTTAATAAGCAAGGGTTTTGTTAAAAACCTAGTTGATAAAAAAGGTGCCGTTAAAAAACAAAGTTTTAATATACCAGAATTTAAAATTAGTGGTACTAAAAAAAATATTATTAAGCAAATAGAGGACGATGGTTTGCATTGTAAGTTAAGTGAGTTAACTGGAAAATGTTGGAATAAGTATGAAGACAGCATAGAAATAAAGAGGGTTAAAAGATATGAATAAATATAATTTGTTAACATATGAAAAACTTAAGTCCTTACTGCATTACAACCCTGATACCGGATTATTCACTTGGCGTGAAAGGGGCGGTGATACTGTTTATACTCGCATATTTAATAATGTATATGCCAACAAAGAGACAGGACATTTATGGGAACGTGATGGATATAAAAGAGTTTATTTAATGCTCACATTGAATGGTGACCCATATCATTTTTTTGCGCACAGGTTAGCATGGTTTTATGTAACCAGTGAATGGCCTGAAGATCAAGTTGACCATATTAACGGAGATTCTACTGATAATAGATTTGTCAATCTGAGGGAGGTTGACAACCAAGAAAATTGCAAAAATACAAAGTTATGTAAAAATAATTCATCTGGATTTAATGGTGTTAGTTGGCACAAAAGCAATAAAAATTGGTCTGCGTATATAATGGTTGACCGCAAGAAAATTCATCTTGGTGGTTTCAAAGATAAACAAGACGCTATAAGTGCAAGAAAGCAAGCTAATATTAAATATGGCTACCACGAAAATCACGGGAGGCAATAATGGCGTTAACAATGCTAATTGACGGCAAAAATCTCAGCATGGCCACGTTCCATTCAACAGGCACAGAAATTAATGAAAAACCAACTGGAATAATTTATGGGTTCCTTGAGAAGCTGCTAAAATATCAAAAAATAATAAATGCTGATAAATTTGTTTTTTGTTGGGACTCTAAGCATTATTTTAGGAAAGGTATATATCCCAAGTATAAAGTGAGGGATAATAGCAAACTCACTGAAGATGAGGTTAAAGACCACATCGAAGCATTAAGACAGATGGAAATATTAAAGTTTGAGATATTACCAAGATTAGGGTTCTCCAATGTATATGAACAATATGGATTCGAAGCCGATGATCTTATAGCTCAATATACTAAAACTGCACCAAAAGATGAGGAAATTGTCATATTAAGTGCAGACAAAGACCTACATCAATTAATGGAAAAAGATTCAAACAGAATCAGATGCTACAGTATAGCTACAAAAAGATTTTATACAGATAAAAATGTTTTTGATGAATTTGGTGTAAATGCAAATCAGTGGGGCGTAGTGAAAGCAATGGCTGGTTGTAGTAGTGACAAGGTTGATGGGATTAAAGGTGTTGGTGATAAAAGAGCTTCATCTTTTTTAAATAAAAGCTTGACAAAAGGTAAATTTTATGATAGTGTTATATCTAAAGAAGGGCAAGAATTAATTGAATTTAATAAGAGGTTAGTGATCTTGCCATTTGCAGAAAAAAGAATAATAAATTTAAACTGTGAACGTAACGATTTAGATAGAAGAAGTTTTATAGAATTTTTTGTTGACTATAAATACTTTTGGTGGCTAAAAAAGAAAAAGATATCACAGTGGATCGAGGTTTTTAATTTAAAATAAAGGGAGGTTGTTAGAATGGATGATGTTCAGGCAAAAACAGATGATATTATGGAAGAGGTTAAGGAATTTATTGACAGCATTAAGGCACAATTGAAAGGGCCAGATGACATTGTTAAACGCATTGAAAGTGGTGATCTTAATGACGTAGGAGATGACGGACAGAAGGTTGTGTTAAAACATTTCTTAACTTTGTTTTGGGAACTATTTTTGGCATCGCAAGAATTAGCGTTGTTGGGTGACGTTAGCGCTTTCGTTGTTTATATTATGTTGTCAACCTTTTGTGAGGTAAGCAATGGCAAGACTTCAAATAAAGAAATTATTGATTACGCTAATAAGCTTGTTGCATTATTCAATGAGACTATAGAGGGTGAAGGTGATATTGATGGCTAAAGGCAGCAACTTTGAAAGAGAGGTATCAAAGGAACTTTCGCTATGGACGACAAATGGCGTAAGGGACGATATCTATTGGCGCAGTAGTCAATCAGGTGGCAGGGCTACCATAAGAGCCAGACAGGGTAAGAAAACCGCTAATTCAGCAGGTGACATATGCTTTATAGATCCAATTGGTAAACCTTTATTAGATATATTTGTATTAGAGTTGAAAAATGGTTATGGTGGCAAGAAAAGTCTAAATAGACAGAAAATAAAAGATTATGTTTCAGATTTAGTTCACTACAATACTTCTGACAAAAGGCAAAAGAAAAGAATCCATGAGATAGCTCTTAAAACTTTAACTGATAAACAAAAAGCTGCGTGGTTTAAAAAGAAAGGAGGTTTTGATTATACGGAGTTTATTAACATTATGATTTTTAAAGAAATTGAAAAGTCAAAAAATGATGGCAAGATTTCTGTATTAGATATCTTGGATTCCAATTTAAAAAATAAAATATTAATAGATTGGGCTATAAAACTAAGCGGAGAGACAAGGGAACATGGTAGAGTGTCATGGATGCTTATCTTCAAAAGAGATAATAGAAAGAAATGCGTCATGATAGAGAGCAAAATGTTTCATATTTTGTGTGAAGACCAGAATGATAACTCAATACTTATTAAAAAATATATAAAAATGAATACATGTATTGATGATGTAAATGAAGTTTATATATTTGACTATGTTGATTTCTTTAACTGGCTGAAATTTGGAACGCTTGAAAAAACTTTAGGGAGGATAAAATAATGAAAAGAGTTATAGTCGTAAATGGAGTTGCAAGGTCTGGTAAAGACACATTTGTTAATTTTTTAGAAAAGTCTTTAGATTCTCATTTGTTTAGAGTGTCTTCAATTAGTTCTGTTAAGACCTTTGCTGAAAAAATACTTGATGTTAACCCAAATAAAAATGATAAGTACAGGAAGTTTCTATCTGATATTAAAGACTCTTGGACAGCATATAACAATGGACCATTTAACAGTATGACAAATTTAATTGATGGACATTTGAAATCATTTAGCAATTCAGTCACTACTGTAATGGTTAGAGAGCCAGACGAGATAAGTAAGCTACTGGATTATTACGATGGCAACTGTATGGCGGTTTTAATAACCAGAAGCGGCCTACCTATTCCTGACAATCATGCAGATATGAATGTACAAGATTATGATGGGTACTCTAATTATATTGATAATAATGGAACCCTTGATGAATTTAGAGAAAAGGTAAGAATATTTTCAAGGAAAGTTGTCAATAGAGGAGGTATTATTTAATGATGACAGAAAATTACGACAGTATAGAAGATACATTTGATAATCTGGATATTCTACTATTTACAGCAAAAGGTCCAATAAGTAATGTTATAAAATTGTTTACGTGGTCTAAATGGAGTCATGTTGGGGCGATCATTAAAATTAAAGGTGAATTATATTGTTGGGAAAGCACAACGCTTAATAGAAGCGAAAATTTAAGCGGCATTGTTAAAAAAGGGGTTCAGTTAACACCTTTGAAAGAAAGGATATCAGAGCATAAAGGTCAAGTAGCTGTTAAAAGATTAAATGTAGCAATAAGGGATATTTATTTCTTAGAGAAGTTGAATAGATTCAAAAAGAAAATGGATGGGGTTGAATATGAAGAAAACTATTGGGAGTTATTCAAGTCAACTTTTGATGTAGGCAAACTTGGTAAGAATAGAGAGGATCTTGAAAATGTATTTTGTTCAGAATTGATAGCAGAGGCTTTGCATAGAACAGATATCATACACCTATATCCACCATCAAATGAATATACACCAGCAGATTTTGATAAGCAGCTACCATTTACAGCAGGGAATAGTTTTTTAGATATCAAACCAATTTTACTTAAGGTATAACAGTTATGATTATTAATAGTATTAGTTTAAGAAATTTTAAATCACATCTTGATACAAAGATATGTCTGTCAAGTGGTATAACAGCTATATTGGGAGATCCACAGAATGGGAAATCCAATATACTAAAAGCACTTGATTTTATATCAAATCATAAACCAACAAGATTTGATAAGGTTTCGAGTAATTTAAATGGTGATAATATTGTTAATGTTACTTTGGACGTTCAAACTAACAATAGCAATATGCCAATATCTTTAACTAAAACGGACACCTCTACAGAATACCAAATCGCAAGTGCCGACCCTTACTCAACGGTTGGTACGAGTGTGCCTGAACCTGTAAGAAATATATTAAATTTATCTGATCTATATATGCAAGGTCAAATTGATGAGCCTTTCCTGATTACTTCATCTGCTGGAGAGGTGTCCCGTACTATTAACAAAATCATACATTTAGACGAAATAAATAAATGGATTAAAAATATAACCAGCAAATTTAATTCTAAAAATAATGAATTAAAAGTTGTAGAAAAAGATTGTTTAGGTTTAGATGATAAAATTAAGTCATATGATTTCATAGACAGTGTTGATGAGAAGGTGTTACAAGCAGAAGACCTACATCTAATGAGAAATGATTTAATTATCAGATATGAAAGGCTATATCATGTAAGCAAAAGCTACCAGAAAATAGATGACGATATAACAGACGAAAGTATAAAAATGGGTGCCATAAAAGATGGTTTAAAAGAAATTAAAGCTTTAAAGAGTGGATATTCTAATCATAAAGATATTTTTGATACTATCGATTCTTACTTGTCTAACAAAAAGGAATTGGCGCAGGAAAGAAAAAATAATAAATTTACGTCAGATAAACTATTAAAAATAAATTCACTTGTTGATAAGATACACCATTTAGCAGATATAGAAAGTGGCATATATAATGCACTTGAGAGCATGGACTCCAAAACTAAAGAGGTTAGAAAAATAACCAGGATAAAAAAAGATTACAATGAAATATTAATTGATATGAAAGTTTGTCCAACGTGTAAAACAAAAATAACAGGTAGAAGAATAGAAATCATAATGGAGAAATTATAATGAAATTAGTATTGCTGTCAGATTTTCATTTAATGTCAAGAACACCAGTTTCAAGAACAGACGATGCGTTTGTTACAGGTTTTAAAAAATTGGATTATATTATTGATTATGCTAAAACAAATAATGCAAGCGTTCTACAAGCTGGTGATTTAACGCATTCATCAAGGGATTTTAACGTTTTAAATGCATTGATAAACTCTTTAAGTGATTTTCTCTATGGTGACGGACCTAAATTCTATACTATATGGGGTCAGCATAACGAATATTATAGAACCAGAAGCAATGATGCGACAACGCTTGGTGTATTAGAAAATATAGGATTAGCAAAAATATTAAACAGTGAAAGAACAATTATATATGATGCATATGCGCCGACCTTTAATGTTTATGGATGCTCATGGGGAGAAGATGTACCGCCACCAAAAGAGGCAAGTGAGTTTAATATTTTAGTTATTCATGAGAGTATTGGTGTCAGAAGGTTATATCCTGAAGATGACCCAATAGACGCAGAGGCTTTTTTAAAAGAAGCTAAAGAATACGATATTATATTATGTGGTGACATACATCGTAAATTCCATATAGAACATGAAGGTCGGCACATACTAAACACAGGATGTATATTAAGGCATGCTGGTGGTGAGTATGAGTTAGATTACAAACCTGGGTTTTATGTTCTTGATTATCGTTCACAAGAAGATTTCAGCATAAAATGGGAAGAGATACCACATAGTAGCTCTGAGGAAATGATGTCTATTAAACATCTTGAGTCTAAAAAGTATTTAAATGATTCAGTAGCTGAATTTATAGGTCTTGTGGACACTTATAAAAATAAGATGACAGATCCAAAGTCTGATATTAAAAGATATTTAGTTGAAAATAATGTACCAAATTCTATTAAAGAAATAATATTAAAGGAGATGGAAGATGGAAAATAAAATAAAAGATTTAGAAAGACAATTATCAATTTGCAGTAATAAGATTGCTGTACTTGAAGCAGATGAAGCAAAATATTTAAAAAAGTTGAAAGAATTTGGTATAGAATTAACTGAAGAAGCGATTAGGGCAGAGTTTGCAAAAGTTACAAGAGAAATAAGCTCGTATGAAGACCGAATAAATGAAATTATAAATTCAGTCAATGAAGAAATGGAGGCATAATGTCAGACTATTATCAGCATGAGAGATTCATAAAAGCGTATTTTTCCAAAGGGAATATCAGGCACGAAGGCGAAAGTGTCAAAGTTACAAACTACACACCAAATTTCAAAGACAAATATTCTGTTTTTAACTTGTCTAATGGTGTGACTGTATCTATGAAATCTAATTTATCACCTCACGAAGATATAGGTAATGATTGGGAAGAGTCTAAATTTAGTGGAGCAAAAAAGGATATTGGCAAAACAGATAATAGACTTGAGAG